CAGGCGATATAACTGTTTCAGGACTTGTAAGCAGCGATAATGTGGCCTTTTCGGCGGGAATGAGTATTGGCGATACTACGTTTATGTGTGTGGTGAGTGGGGATGGGGTGGCTTGGGAAGAATTCCTGGGCACCTATTCCGCTATGGATACAATTCAACGAACAACCACTATTATAAACAATTCTGGAACCACTGGGCATATTAGTTTGAGTGGAACAAGTCGGGTTTTTGCTATTATTCCAAGCGACTTTGGGGCACTGTTTAATGCTCTTGGGGGTGGGGATATAACCAAGTTTGTTAGTGGGGATGGAACTTTTAGAACTCCACCTGCATCGATTGGTTGGCATCCTCCGGTAACGGTTGCTACAACTGCGGCGCTGCCGGCAAATACCTATAACAATGGAACGGGTGGGGTTGGAGCAACTCTTACGGGAAACAGCAACGGAGCATTTCCAACGGTTGATGGGATTGCACCGGTTGTTGGGTATAGGTATTTGATTGGGTACGAAGCCGCGCCGGCGAACAATGGTGTGTTTGTGTTGACGCAGCTTGGGGATGGGTCGCACCCGTATATTTTGACCCGGACGAGCGATTTTAATAGTGCAGGTAATATAAACCAGGCAGATATTGTTCCGGTTGGTCCGGGTGGGACGGTAAATGGGGATCGAATTTTTGACGTAGTGGCAAGCGCAAGTCCAATTGTAATGGGAACAACCGGGTTTACGTTTAATTCGGTTGTTGGTCCAGTTATGGTTGGGGATAGTGGTAGCGGTGGAACGAAAGGATTAGTGCCAGCTCCGGCATCGGGGGATGCGGCGGCGGGAAAAGTTCTTAAGGCTGATGGAACTTGGGCTGTACCGGCTGGGAGTAGCGGGGCTTATGGAACGGCCACAACTGTTTCGGCGGCCAATACTAGTGGAACAATTCAAATAACCGGAATTGCCGCGTTTGTTGCGTATAAGTTGATTGTGGTAAATTTGCTTCCTGCTACTGATGGCGCGACGGCGACACTTCAGTTCGGAATTGGTGGAACTCCAACTTGGGCGACCTCAAACTATGGCTGGAATTGGCACGCCGCCGATACGGTTAGTAATAATACAGTTGGAGGCAGCGATAGCGATAGTTCAATTAATTTGTTCCCGAATTCTTTAGGCAATGCGTCGCATGGTGTTTCGGGAGAGTTTTTGATAAGCTCTGCTGGGGATAATAGTCATTATACAATTATCGGTTCTCATGGTGGCCGGGTTTCGTATGGGGGGACTAGGCACAATTATCATACAAGAGCTGGCGGAACCGCAATACTTGGGGGCGCGTTGACCGCGCTTAGGATTGTAACATCAGCCGGCAACTGGGTAAGTGGTAGTATTTCGTTAATTCCAATCACCCTGTAAGGGAGTTCAGTAGATGGCGAACAAAATCTATCCGAAGTTCAAGAAGGCCACCATGACCGGGGGAGCGAATACAAATTTGCTTACCGGGAATGTTAAGGCGGCGCTGGTTAATACAACCAGCTATACCTACAATGATGCCCATGAGTTTTTGTCGGATGTTGCGGGGGCGGCGATCATTGCCTCGACGGGGGCCGCAGGAAGTAAGTCGGTTACGGACTTAGCGGCGTTCTTATCGGGAACTGTTGTTGCAAGCTCGGTAACTGGCGCGGAGATTGATGCGGTTATTTTGTATATCGATACTGGGTCGGGAAGTACCAGCAGGCTGGTGGCGTATTATGATACGGGGGTTACGGGACTTCCAGTGACGCCAGCCGGGGCAAGTTATAATGTTATCCCCGATGCCACTGGATGGTTTGTGGAGTAAGCTTGTTTCTCCATGGCTTCATTTTTGAAGCAACTGCTGGCGTATATGGATACGCCTTGGAAAGCAATGGCTATATTTATCTTAGCCATTACTTTTGGTGTTGGTTGGACATTATATGAAAGGCGCGCTGAATTGATCGAGGCGTTTTTGACGCCGAGTGAAATTGAACTTAAGGTTGCCGATATTCCAGTAGCGCTTGATAAACTAACCACGGATACTGATGCGGATTTAATTCAAATCTGGGCAGTTGATTTAGGGGAAAATTCACAGCGGTTTATTGCTGCGCGTCGGCATGATGGTGAACGGCCAATTATTCCTTCGCCGCGCCGATTGCCTATTATTGTTACCGTTTCCGATGTTCGAGCTTTGATAGCAATCTTAGAGGGACATCCAATTTGCGTTGATCTGTCACCGCTTGGATCGCCACTTGCAAGACGGCTTGCGGAGCGCGGAATGCGCCGTGGTTGTGCAATACCAATCCCGCCAACACCGGATAAATTTGTTGGTGTAATTTATCTTGCTTGGAAAAATCCGGTTGACGAAACTAGCGAAAATGTAGCTGTAACCGCCGCTCGTGAAATTGCTGGTTCGTTGGTTAATAAATAGAAGGTAGAGGTTTGTTTGGGTGGGGGCGTTATGCCCCCAATTTTTTTTTCTAATTAACTATCATCTAATAGGGCTGAACCGTGCCCAAAACCACCACGCTCCACTGTATCTGTTTCGGGGTGTTCGATTGTTATCGAATTATACGGTTTGTTCAGTCCAGCGTTCATTCCACGAAATAATTCTCGTAAAACGTGGTAATGTTTATCCTTATCTACAAGCCCGTTAATTAGAGAAGCATTGTAAAGCTGTTCAGCGACTTCCATTGCGCTGATCCAACCTTTGCAAATCATGCCGCCTAGAATAAATGCGCGGCGATGGAGCGCGCTTCCACGACCGCTATCCGGTCCCATTCGTATTAATTCAGCCCAAGCGTTCTGAAGCGCAGCTTGGGCATATCGATTTTCTGGACATTTATTGGGAACTGTTTGCGGCCAATCAATTAATGTTTCTTTTAGAGTGGCAATCGAGAAATCGTGGGAGGGTGGGGGTTTTGGATATTGTTCAACTAAGTCTAATAGTTCTTGTGGCCATTCTTTAATAGATGTGGCTCTTGTAATGCTATATCCTGTTGATGGTGGCCAAGCAACATAGCCGCCATCGCCTTTTATATCAACGCCCAGCTTCGATAGTGTTTGGGGACAGCCGATACCATTTGCGTGACGTAGTATAATGTGCCAACCGCCGCGCGGGGTTCGGTGAACAAGCGTTTGTGGTAGAAGCCAAGCGTTATTAATAAGCCAGTTATCACCGCCGTTGCGTGGGTCGATGTCTAGCACATCAATTCCTGATATGGTTCCAGTTGCAACTGCTATTATGGAACCGGGCGCGGCGGCAAATAAGCGACGGATAGTTTTTGGATTGGTTGAGGCTCCGTAGACGCCACTAAAACAGCGTGGCCGTTTGGTTTTAGAGTCGATTGGTAATATTGCTGCTGGTTGAGCGAAATTTAACATTGGTAATGGGGCGGGTCCGTTAGGAAGATTGATTGTCATTATTGAAATCCTTTTCCGTAACAGAATGGGCAGCCGGAACCGTCGCTTGGATCGACTCCCCAACCGGCGCAGAAATAGCACCACCAAACACGGACGCCCTTTATGTGGAAGGGGTGGCCAAAGAACCAGAACCGGAGCCACATGGATTGCAACCTATGTTGGTTTAGATTTCGCAGAACCCGCTCATGCAGGCGAGTTCTTTTGCTTGTTCGGTGTAGTCGGAGTCTTCACTAAACCCGGACCAGTCGATTGTTGTGGGTGTTTTTGCTACGAGTTCATCGAATTGGTCTTTGGAGCAAGTGATGTAGGGTGCTTGGCGGTAGTTGCCGCCAGCATAGGGGAGGAACGCAATACCGCTTATCATGTTGAAGTTCTCGTAGACCCAAGCCCCGACTGAAATCCACTCCCGATCCTTGACGGAGATCGTGACACTTGGTTTGTGTTCGCAGTAGTGGAGTTGGTAGAGTTGCCAGATTTTTAGGTGTTCGACTGCGGTGTAGTCTTCACGGCTGATTGCGCCAGCGGGGACGGTTATTGGGAAGTAAAGTACCCATGCGGATTCGGGGGAACTAACGTCGTCTTCGGCGTAGACTCCTTGGGTTATCATATATGCCGCGAGACGATCAACTTTGTTTGCACGGTTTGTTCGGATGTAGAAGTTCTTTGTGTGTGCACCGTGTAGGCCAGAGCGGCAATCAACAAGGTTACTGTTGTTTCCTTCTGGTTTTACGGTTGTGATGGCGGCGCTGGGGTTTATACCGATGCGGTTGGCCCAATCGCGATTGACTGCGACTGCGGTATCGCGCATTCGGGCGAGAACGTTTGGTAATTCGACTTTCACGCCATCGATGATAAAGTCGTCTGATGTGAAAGTTCCGTTTCGGATGTAATCGAGGCCGGCCATGAAACGGTTGTCGAAGATGCCGTTCAGGCTGACGCCGAGTAGTCGTTCTTCTTCACAGTTTGCTTTCCATTCGGGTCGGAGATAGCGGAAGTTGGTCAGGGTTGATTGGAGGGTGCCGAGTATTGTTGATAGGCGTATTTTGCGCAGGAGACTTCCGAGGCCGTCGTTGGCTCGAATTATGTTTGTTGTAAGATTGCAGAATTGTCGGGGGCGGAGAATTATTTCGCCACAGGGATTTAGTCCGTAGTCGTCGCCCCACATATCTACGTTGATTCGACGAGTTCGACGGGCTTGGTCTATGAGGGCGCGGCGGTTTATTTGGCCGCGTTCGCCGGCCTGGGATCGAACTAATGCTATCCATTCATCCATGAATTGCATTGAATCGGGGTGGTCTGTCCAGACTGCGGAGTTGTTAGCGAGGCGGAAGTGGGGTTTGCGAAGATGCCATTCGCCTGACTTTGAATCGCGCATCCGTTCGTCGGATGGGTTGCTGAGTGATATCATTGCACCACGGCGAACGCCTCCTGAATTGGCTACGTCGGATGCTTTTGTCATAAGGTCGTGTTGTTGTAGGGATGTTAGGCGGCGTTGACCGTTTTCTATTGCTTCGCGGAAGATTGTGACTGCATGATTGAATAGATCTATTAGGGGTTCTGGGCCGGACGCGCGCCCGCCGAAGGTAACTAGCCGCGAACCTTTCAATCGAACTCGGGATGTATCCCAACGTGGTAGTTCGCCCCGATATAGATGGGTTAGCAAGTCGAAATAACTTTCGGCCCACCCAATCTTATCGTCATCGACAACAATGGTTCGCCAATTGATCTCGGTTAGGGAATCGGGTAGCAGGGGCATCCGGTTTGTGTATTGGCGTTCAGCAGAAAACCCAACTCCACAGGAACACATTGTGAGATAGAATGCTTCGCTGTGGGTTGTTAGGCGATCGATTGGAGCGTAGGCGCAGTTATAGGCGGCGGCGTGATCGCGTTCCAGTGCAGGGCCGGCGGTCATCATTGCTCGCATAGATGGCATTACTGCAAGCTCGACACAGATCGCTTCGAATATTTCGATTTGGTCGGCTTCGGGAATTAGATAACCAAAGTTGTGGAGGATATGGTTTGACATGAAATCCCAGTAGCGGAAAACAGTTTCGGGCCAGAACTCTCGGCGTTCGAGGTCATCGCGCCAACGGGAATATTTGGTAAGGCCGGTCTGTTCTTGGTATAGTGTCGGAAGGCGGATATGGCGATAGTTGTCGAGATTAACAAGGCAGGCATTGGTCATTGTAGGTAACTCCGGGTTTGGTTTTTGGTTATGGTTGTAGGAAGGTGGCCGGGATTATTGTTGATATTCCTTTGGAAGAGGGGCGAGGGCTTCGCCTGGAAGCATTTTGCGATATTGACACCAACCGGGGCCAAGATTTCCGGATTGTTGTGGATTTTTCCATTGGTAATAGGCATAGCGTGAATTGCTTGGACTTGGGTTTATGGGAGCGTCGTATGGGCTAGAAGGATTGCGTATATATTCATCGGGGGTTGCTTGGTGTTCTGCGGGGGATGCGTGGATGATTGGGCCGCCAACAAGCCGTTGGTAAAGGTCTAGGTCTTCTTCGATTGTAGAGCGACGGTTGGTTGTGAAAGATTCGTAAGAGAGGCGGGCGCAGCGGGCGACGGAAATTTTTATTAAATTTCGTTGTACTTCCAACGGATATTGTGGATTTAATAGAATAGTGTTTTCGTAATCTTGATCTTCGATGAATGGTAGGTGCCATTCGCCCGGTTTGAGGGTTGTTGGCTTGTGTTCGTTCCATTCCTTCCAGAGGGCTTCGGCTAGAGCGCGGAGTGTTTTATCAGCCCCGGTGTCGAGGCGGAGGCCAAAGAAGTTCATCCAGCCGGGTTCGGTTCCTGTCCATAGGCAATGGGTGTGGTTGTAGGTGCTTAGAATTCTATTGGATGTTGATTTATGATGGCCTGCATTTGCAAAACATTGTGCCCAATCCGCGTTTATGTTTGCTAATAACTCCCAAGCTTCATCGGGGGTTCTTAAACCTCCATCTGGACATCGCATTTTGATGTTTGATAAATCTTCATCGGATGATTGCATTCCGCGCTGTTCGCCGCCCCAGAAAACTGGTTTTGCAGGTGTGGTTCTTACATCGGCGAGTGTTTTTGTGAACGGAATGGCTCGGGTTGATGAAACTGAATAAGAGAAATCGAAATCGCCGCGAAGGGCGTCCTCGCAATAGATTGTTCGATGGCGAAGAGTTTCTTGGTGGGTCATTGTTGGGGATATTGTTTTAACAGTCCAAAGGCGTGGGGCGTTGGCGCCGATGCTGTCGGCGATGGTTTCGAGGGCTATCATTGGGCTTAGCTCCCGGTATAATCGATGATTGTTTTGAGTTGGTCGAGCATCTTTTCGGGGGTCGAGTTGTTTAGGATGGTTAGATCGGGAACGATGGCGGACATTTCGATTTCGGAAATATGGGTTGAGGCGATTTGGTTGGGATTGTTTGGCCGCTCGATGCGGATTATTATGCCGCCCATTTCGCGGATTGTATTGATTTCGTGATGAAAGCGGGTGTCGTCTATTACGATTTTGATATCGGGATAGTTTGGATGATTCATAATATTTCGTTTCCAAACATCGACCCAGAGATTTTTGTCGATTAAATCTCTCCATTCTGTGCCGAGGGTTTGCATTACATAGCGTGGAGTGCGGTTGTTTAGAAATAAGGTTGGTGTTTCTTTTAAATCTCCTTCGAGCATTCTGTGCGCGGTGGTAGTATCAATGCCTTGATATCTAAGGAGATATGATAACATTGATTTTAACGGAGTTGCAAACTTCGTTTGTGTCCAGCCGCAATTGAATAGTAGGTTGGAGAGGGTTGTTTTACCGCTGCCGGCGACGCCGGTGATGGCGAGGAGTTTCATGCTACCACCTTTACCTTTTTCATGTCTTTCATTGCGAAGTCGCGAGTTTCTTTTTTATTTATATCGAGAGCTTTCATGAACCATTGAAGGTCGGGGTGATATTGGTTTCCACCATAGTAGATTTCGTAAACTAAAACTATTCGGTGGCTTTCGACACCTTTATAGTTTACGTAATCGAATTCTAGGACTCGTTTGTCTTTGATGCTTATCATCGCAGGGTTCCTTTTGAGGTTTCTTTCCAAGTGCCATAATATTCGTTGGATAGAGTTATTGGAAATCTGGGTGTGTGTAGTTTTGTTATATCCCATTTGTTTGGTGATATTGGTGGAGAGATTGTGATGTGAGATTTGAAATATTCATGGTCGGCTGTAGCGCCGAAATTTCTTAATTCATTATATCGTTCAGAGAGACGTTGATTTTCAAATCTAAGTACTAAACTTTCTTCTAAAACTTCAAGCCAATATGGCGGCTCGATTATTAATGGAAAACATTTGGCGGTTCTGTATGGGAACCATTTACGGGAATAGATTATTGTGGCATGTGGGCGAGGCATTTCATAGGCAAAGTGTTTCCATAATAAAAATCTGGATTCGAAACTGACTTCGGCCCCTACGTAATAGATTGTATCGTTCATCGGGAATTCCTTTCCACAAAGTCGGGGGTGTTGGGTTTGTAGCCTTCTTTTGATCCGAAGCCGGCCCCGAGTAGGAAGCCGCGCTGTTCGGCGGTTTTTAGTAGATGGGGAATTCGCTCAACCGGGGCACGTTTGGAGAAGAAGCTATATATTTCGCCGGGAAGAATGATACGCTCGTTTTCGTTTTTCCAAAGTATCCAAACGAAGTGGTGCATGTCGATTAAGAGTTGGTTGTCGGATTTTTGGCCCATTGCGCGGAAAACATCGGGCATGGTTTTTTCGGCTTCTAGTAGCCAGCCGAGGCCGCGTTTCCAGTCGGAAAGCATTACTTGGTTGCCGTGACCGGCGGAGACTGCGGAAATCATCGCGAGCTTTAGAGGAAATACGTCGCGGCGGCCAACGTAATTGACGAGACGCTGGTAGTTGGGAACTGGGGCCATTTCGTTGACATTGAACCATTGATCCCAGGCATCCATTGCGTCTTGATCCCAAATGAACGGGCCGTGCAAATCTTTGAACCAAACGGCTAGATCTTTTTCTAGTTCGGTGGTGTCGAGATTGTCTTTCTTCTTGAAGATGTTTCGATACTTTTTAACCGGGGCACCGTAGATGAATAGAATGCGGGAACAGAAGCCTTGGCCCCAAGCGTTTTCTGGCATAATGTCGTTTAGTGCATCGGGGGTTGTTCCAGCGAGGATGTTTAGGGTGGGGCGTTCAATGTCCACGTCATCGGATGTTTGGCGCGGAGCGGTGTATTTTTGCGGAGAGTCGTAAATGTGAGTTAAGTCGGCAACGAAATCTTTTTCGTATTTGGAAATTAGGACAGAGAGTTCTGGAACTAGGGCAGTCATTGCACAATACGGGTCGAAACCGTTCATGTTGGATCGGAGAGCGTTTTGGAGGGCGTTTAGGAAGGTTCGCTTTGTGGGATTGTCGGGGGCGAGGAATAAACCATTTACGGAGCCGAGAAGTTGGCGGGCGATTGTAATGACTTGGCCTTTTCCGGTTGCGGGTGGGCCGGTTAAAATGATGTAGAGGTTGGGGCGGAGCGGATCGAATGCATCGGTATCGGTATAGACTTTACGTTCGAGAACGGATGCAATGGTTCCTATGGCGGCCCATAGACGAAAGCTTTCCGGCGACCAGAGATCGGAAGTTAGGTCTAGGAACTTTTCAATCCAATCGGAAGACACAAGCTGAAACTTTCCTACAAAATAGAGAGTTCTTTTTTGGCGGTTATTTTTAGTGTTTTGGGTATTTTTTGGTAGACGGTTCCATCTGGTGTTTTGAGTTCGCGGTATTCGTATTCGATGTCTACTTCATCGATTTCAAATGAAGTAGACGTGATGACATTTTCGGTAGATTGAATAGTTAATAGGATGTTGCCGGTTAATTTCATTTGGGCTCCTTGGGTTCCTTGTGTTTGCATACTATGTGGCCGCAGGTTCTACAGGTTGGAATGTCTTCTATAGCGGTAAAAATGGGATAGTCAAATTTATATCCGTGTATTTTTGCAGCGCGCGATTCAAATAACCATAATGATATTCGGAGGTTGTGAATTATAGAGCGGGTTTCGTTGCATGGGATTTGAGAATTTAAATACTTACACCGGGCAATTAAAGCGCGGATTACTTCTTGACAATTGGTTCCGTCGTATGGAGAATCTTGGTTTCCAGGATAGCCTGGTCCAATTCGGTGCATGAAATGTAGTGATTGTTCTGACGATACAGTTTCGTTTGGGTTGTCTCCGGAATAGTCGTTGAGGAAATAGTAGTGGCCGGGGTCCATGGTTTTCATGCTAGAGTTTCCTGCTTTATACGAGCAATTGCTACTTCTCTACGCCATATTTCTGCGGAGCCGCAAATATCTAAATGACCGCCGCCAACGAATAGCAATCTTGTTGGACCGTTGGCTTCTAGTTCAATTATTGCAGCGATGTTGCAAATCTCGATGAATGATCGGTTTCGATCTTCGAGAGTTATTGCTTCTATTTGACCATAGATGCTCATTGTAGTCTGATCCCATCTAGGCCGGCGGGGTTCCAATCTTCTTTGGTTCCATCAGCGAGGAGTCGGTATCGATGCGCCCAGTTTTGGCCGCCGACTATTTCACCGGGAATTGTCATGGTGCGTCCAGAGCGAGAGTGTTGTGTTACTTGGATATTGTTGAGAGCCTTTTCTAACATGTCAAATTCTTCGCGTTCGGAGCAGAATGGATATTGAAAATAGATGGCATCGTGGAGTTGACTTAGGATTTGGACTTCTGTTCCTTGGTATTTCCAGAGGCGGTATAGACCAAGATTAACTGCGTCGGCGGTTGCGGATTGGAACATATAGGCGATGGCGGATTTCCATGTTTCGCGGTCGGTAGGGCGGTCAAAGAAGTCACGCCTGCGGCCATAGCTGTTGGTTAGGTTTCTTTCGGTTTGAAGAACTGCAATGATATATTGGTGCATTTCGCGGATTGGGAATGCGGCGAAGTAACGGTCTTGGAACTCTTGAACAAGATGGAGTGGAATTCGAGTTTGCCGGGAGATTTCGTTTGGTTCGCCCAGGTAGTTGGTTGCGTGTCCGAGTCGTTTGCTGGCATCGCGATATGTGAAGAAACGGTAGAAACGCCGCTCGGCAATTGCACGATCCTTTTTAAGATCCCCAGTCCACGCCCATTCGGGATAAAGTAGGCGTGTAACGTAAGTATGGAGATCGCCTGACTCGCAGGCGTTGAGATAAGTCCAGTCTCCCAGGACGGTTCCCAGGAACCAACCAACATCGCGGGCTTCTGATTGCGCTTTATCAATACCATAGAGTTTGTATCCAGGATCGGGGATGAAGACGCGACGGAGAATTTCAGAAATGTTTTGGAAATTGTTTCCGGTTTGTCGCCAAGCTTGATCGGTTTCATTGTAGATCATGAAGGGAGATTTGGAACTAGAAAAGCGACCGGTCTTGGTTCCGGCAATGTTGTAGGAACAACGCCAACGCCAATCGGAATCAATTTCGGTTTCGAGAACTTGGAGTGATTTGCCTAGGTCGCGGTGGGTTAGAATTCCATTGACTATCGGGGCGGCGAAAGGGTCGGAAAGTTCGAGCTTTTCTAGCGTAGCTCGGTCCATTGGAAGTTTGGTTTCGCCCATTGTGGTTTTTTTGATTTGGGGCAACTTCATTATGTCGTAGAATAGGTGTTGGAGTTGCTTACCGGAATTGGGAAGCTTTTCGGTAAAGTTGCAGCCGATGGCGGAGATTATATTGGAAAGATTGGTCCAGGTGTTGGAGCGTTTGTTGCCAAGTTCGATGATAGCCCGCTCGCGTTCTTCCATATCAACGAGGAAGCCGCGCAAGGTCATTTCCATTGTAACGCCCATTAGGGCGCGCTCGAAGCGGTATATTAGGTCGTCGTTCTGACGTAACTCAACGCGGGCATCGTTGATTTGGTATGTACCACAACAGTCAAAGCCGTTGTAGATCGGGTCGGTAGCGCCTGCTATTTCGACTTGGTGGCCGGCGATTATCATTTGTTTTTATTCGTGTCTTGCTGATTGGGGGCCGGGTTCTTGGTTTTGGTATTTGCCGGAATAGGGAAGATCGGTTGGTTCGTCGAGCCATTCAAACTTGACTTGACAAACTGGATCGCCGCGTTTGTAATGGATGGTTGTGTTGCCACAGTTTATGAGTTCGACTGTTAGGAAACCTTCCCAACCGGGATCTAGGTGGGTGTTGAAAGCGGAAATAAATACGCGGGCGTAGGATGATTTGTCGAGAACGGAACCGCAGATGTTGGCTGGGAATACAAAACGCTCGATAGTAGAGGCGAGTGCTTTATAATTGGTGCTTGAAATTCGATCTTTAAATTCGGAATATTCTTCGGCGTGCATAAAATCTTGATGTGACATTCGTTGTAGAAATTCAGCGACAATCCAAAATGGCATTGGTTCGAGAATTAGTTCTTCTTCGGCAATACGGCAGTCGTAGGTGCAAGAACTGAGGCCGAAGGATTTACCATTCTGGATTCCGCGTTCGACGAATGGAGCAATGAGAGGTTTTTCTAAAGTGTCTATTACATATCTGTTTAAAATTTTATGGTGGTATATTGATATGTATTCTCTAACGTAATTTGGAACGCAAAGTCTTCGGATTGATTGGGCTGAGAGGACGGTCATAGGGTTGGTTCCTTAGGCGGCGCAGAATTCGGCGTCGGGCCAGGATGGAGAGCAGGGAAGATATTGTACTGTCATTCCTTCTTCAAGGATGATGACATTGGTTTTAGGATTGCTCATTGCTTCATTCCACATTTCTTGTATTCGTTCGATTTGTTCTCTGGATAAATTTCCTGGAACGGTTAGAATGTATTTGCCGCCTGGCGGTGGATCACAAATGAATATGTGGCCGTCGTCCTCCATTTTTATGCACTCCAATTGAAAAGATGATAGAGTGGTGGTCTTGCTTCGAGTTGTTTTAATTCTTCTTCGAGGGTTTGTAGCAAGTTTTGTGTCTGTTCAATTTTCTCTTTTAATCGTCCAACTCTGGAATCGTATCGCCATGCGGTTTCGGATGATTGGTAGGAAGCAATGTCGTCCATTTTATTAACCTCCAAATACAGATGTTGCTTCAAACGCTTTTTTTCGCGCTACGCACCGTTTTACACGTTCTATAATCTGAGTATCAAAACATGCTATCGAATTAGGATCACTTTGGAATTCTGTATTTATTAAATCTAGTAACATGAAAGCTTCTTGTGTGTTTTTAAAATTTTCTTCTATTGCTTGTTGTGCAGAAGCGGTTAGTTGGGTTTGCATTAGATGAAGCCTTTTTCTTGGGCTAGCCATTCGGGCATTGTCATTGTTCCAATATTTGGATCACGGTCTGAAGCGTCCCATTCGCATTGAGACTTTGGTATCCATTCGGTTCGAGAGCCATCGTAGAAACGATAGGCGAGCGGGGTTTCGAACGGAACGACGAGTTCGCCGGAAATGTCGATTAATTTATTGTTGGGCATTTCGTAAATCCTCTCTAATCGCCATCCAAATTTTGCCAAGATGGTTGTGGCCATCTTTGTTTGGTCCCCAACCCCAGAAATCGTCCCGCCAAGAGTCTTCGATTAACTCGCGGTTTCCGGTTTCAAGGAGCTTTTTATAGACATATAGATGTTGATGTGCTTTTTCTTTTAGAATATTAAACATAATTTCAAGTTTAATATCATCCCAATTTGGTAATCGTAGACTGCGACAATAATTAGCTATATCTAAAGCGTCGTGGGCAGATTTTGCAAATTGAATTTCTTTTTGAATGCGGGGATGTTGTGGAAATTTTTCCCAATGATATACATGTTCGGAAGTATCGAAACGGATACCTTCCCATTGAAGCGTGAAGGCGGAGAAGTTTGATAGGACGTAGAAATCATTTTCGTAGAAGAAAACTTGGGTGTCGGTATCGAGTTTGTGGTTCATGATGCAATTCCTCCGAAATCCCATTCATCTACGAGGAAACACATGGCTTCGTATTCGGCATTGGTGATTTGGTGCTTTGGATCGGGGAGTTTCCACCGCCAATCTCTTTGTAGATGGTAGCCGTGGGATTGGAGGAATTGAATTGCTTTCTCTTCGCCAACACCACCGTTTTCACCATCGGTGGCCCATTTGCGACGGAGTTCTTCGGTTGCTTGGGGCATCTTATTCGTCTCTCTTTAGTGAGTCGCGATTTCTCATACGCTTCCAGGCTATGTCCGAGGTAAATAAACTTCCAAGATATCCGAGGCTTTTGGGTTGCTCTGGCATCCAGGAATGAAACCAAAGCATTGTGTCGTGGGCGACGTTGCGAGGGTGCAGGCCCATACGAATGAAATGGGAACAATCGTAGACGCCGTTTTGATAGATTTTTTCTTGTGGGGTGGCGAGGCCGAATTGAATTAACTTCCAAGCATCGAATTCCAGTTCGGGTGTTGGCCAATAGTTGATGGCGCCGGCGGGAAATCCATTCCAACGGGCAGCCGGGCCGATGTCGGTTATATATTTTCCAGTCTTATCGGCGGTGAAATCTCGAAGAACTATAATTAGGGCGTCGTGGGGGGATCGGGAAAAGCCGACCATTGTTATTTGGTCGCGAAATGTTTCGATATCGTTGGCATAGGCGGTTGCGGGTTTTTGGAACCAGGCGTAACCTTCAGCAATTCCTTCGGGGGTTGGATCGATAACATTGAGCCAGCGCTCGGGGCGACGAACTTCGGGAAATTCGGCTTCAACTCGGGCTTTTTTGTAGTCGGCAATGCAGGTGGGGCGAAAAGCATTGTTTCGAAGGACGTGGGCTGTGTGGTAAGTGGGAAGAACTTTGACGGATAGTTGGGTGCTCCAATCAATATAGCCTCGCATGTCGGAGATTTTTGGGGATTGGTTCAGCAGTGCCCAACAGGCCGCGTTGCCCATTGCGATTACTAAGTTTGGTTTGTATGCGGAAATTTCTTCATAGAGGCGGAGGATATGGTAGTAATGTTCGCCCTTAAGGTGGGTTCCGGGAGATTTCTTACTTGCTTTCCAAGGTGGCATCGGGGTTTCGCGTTCGGAACCAAAGAAGAAGCCCAGGTCGTTGGATGGGGGTTGTTCATTAAAGACGTTTGTGATAGCTATGTAATTGGCGGCTTTTAGTTCTTTCCAATGGTGCATTAGATTGAATTCGTTGGGGGCGAGGTATTCGTTGCAAGTTGGGCAGTGGAAGTTGCCGGTGAAGGGGGTTATTTCTTTACATTTGCGACAGCGGATCTTCATGAATGGGGCGAGGCCGGCGCGGCCCATTTCGAGAGTAAGTTCTCTACCGGATGGACCGACAAGAGCGTGTCGCATGTTTGCTTCTCTTGCGCCCCAGGCTTCGCCGCAGAGAACGATCTTCATTCCCTTTCATCCCCAAAGTTAGTTCTTATATACGATAACCAAAGAGACAATAGAGGGGTTCCGGAATAAGAGCTTTTGTCGTATGGAACGCCAACATGAGCATAAGGTGTTCCTCCTACTTGTCCATTTACATTTCCCATGACCCAATCAAATCCTCTTTTTTCGATATATTTTATTGAAAAAGTATAATCAGATGTAAAACGGGGAATTTCGCTCTCGATATTGTAGTAGTAGGATACAATATCTGCTATTAGCTTATCTAATTCTCGGTTTGGCTTTTTGGCTTTTTGTAGTTCTTGTGTGACGTTCATAGGTTGTGTTCCTCGCGCCACCGAATACGATCTTGCTCCGGGGTTGTTGCGCCCATGTTTGTTAGTTGGGTATCGATTGCATCCATTACAACTTTGGCTAGTTCTGGGGCCATTAGAATTCTGGCGCTGGCATACATTCCTTTGAGGCGGAGGATGTTGTGGTTGCGGGTTTGGGATTCTTTGCGGTTCATTGGGGTTCTCTGGGCTTTTCGGTTGGAATCATTGCGTTGATTACTTCGGTTATTTGATTTTTTGTCTCGGTCGTTCGATCTTGTTTGGCGGTTGCTATTTCGTGGTAAGCTTTGTTTAGGGTTGGCAGGTGGGATATTTTGGGATCGTCTAGGTGTTTAAATACAGTTAGCATTCGGTGTATTGTTCGAGGACTTTTGTTTAGAAATTTGGCTAAATCTTCCAGTGTCCAAGTTGGGTTTAGGGAAGCGGTTTTGGTGTATTGGGCATATAGGTCGATTATGTAGGCTTTCCAATCTCTATCGTAAGAATCCACGCTTTCATAGGCGGCAGAAAAGCTTGGGGCGTTGGCGATTTTTGGATCGTAAAGATGATCGGATACAATTAACATTCGGCGTGCAGACGTTGTGCTCATTTTTAATTCTTTGGCAATTTGTGCGAAAGACCAATCGGGGTAAGTTAATTTAACTGCTATGTATTCAAGCCCAAATTCTTTTACCTTTGTTGTCCAATGTGGATCGGAGGACATTGTATTAGTATCCGTTCGGGATAGAAAGATGTCTCCAATGTGTTGGTTCTCCTCCATCGTCAGTAAAATGGTTATTTGAATGTGTTCGCCATTGCCCTTCTTCTTCGGTGGAGGATTTATAGGCTGTATTAAATTGCGCAACGTGTATACGTATCGGAACTGTGATGTATCCGCTCGGCCCGCAAACTTCTAAGAAAATGTTTTTGGGTGCAGTTGTGATTGGTTGCCAATCCATTAATTTACTCCCTTTTTGCAGCCCTTAAGCCCACTGGGATCATCCATATGGGCTTTTGGGGCAACTTTTTTCGCGGTTCGCGAAAATGGGCGTTTCAGTCCCAAAGTTTGTTGCCTAAGTACCGGTTATACTGATCGGCTCAGTTTTAGACTTTTATATGGTGTTGCTCGCGAGAGCTTGGGCGGTCTCGATCCAAGTCATTTCAGGGCATTCCCCGGTTTGTTTGGCCAATCGCGGCAGCAGGAAACCGCACTTTGCTGAATTGCGGGCAGCGGTTTTCCCTTTCGAAGAATGAAGAAGGATTACTCTTTCTTCACACCCGAAACCATGTTCATGTTCGCGATGTAGACGCGCCCGTTGTCGCCCTTCGGCGGAGTTTGGCACATAACGTCAATCCCGCGAAGGATTTCAACGGTTTCGTTGGTCGGGTTGCCGCTCCCGTCGAGCTTCAGCTTTTCCCGATAGGTCTTGTTCGGGTCGAGGCCGATGGAAGACGTGAAACGGCGGAACATAACCATCGACTTGGGGGTGAGATAGAAATCAACCCCCGCGTCGTAATCGGAAAGATTGAAGCCCGCATCGGTAACGGCCTTCATCTCGTCCGGGGTTACGTCTTTGCCCGGATCGGTGAGCCGAATGCCAAGGTGGTAGAACGGGGTTTTCTTTTCCTTGGAAACATCGGCCTTGATTTCTCCGGTGAGCTTGCCGAAGAAGGTCTTCTTCTCGGGCAACTCGGGCCGATCGGGATAATCGGCATCGGTTGTGTCGAGAAGTTCTTGCAGGTTTACGGGGTCGGACATGGCTTGGATTACTCCTGGTTCAGGATAACGACGTTGGAATTTTTGGCTGGATCGTTCTGTTCCGCCAGCTCGCGTTTATTTGTTATTTCGTCTTGAAGAGATTTTATTCTCCTTGGGTAATCGTCCGCGTCGATGCGGGAATGGTATCGGGATTTATGAATTCGGTATTTAGAAAGCTGAGTTTCTAACTCGGTAAATTCTTTTTTAAGCTCGGTTGCTCTTTGGATTGTAGTGCGAAGCCAAGGAACATTAGGAAAGAAATATTGGGTGTCAATATTTGCAATGTCACCGGTTCGGCGATCAATCCTGGTTATTGTGAGAATTTGACCCTTTTGATCGACTATGTGTTCTTCGAATACGATGTTTTGAATTGTGATCTTTTCGGTGGCGGAAACTTCGGAGTCGATCTTGGCTTTGGCTTCGTCGTATGAAGGAAAGGTGCAGTAGTGTTCTTTGTATTGTTCGAACTCGGGGCCAGAGACATGGAATTTTAGATCGTCTGGATTGAAATCGATCTTATGGTTGCGGTAATTACGGCTAAGAGGGTTGTTTGATTGGGTGTCGGACATTAGTTGGATTCCTTAGTTTGGGATGAGGATAGGGTTGTTGGTTTTGATGCGCCTATTTGGTTCCGAAACCGCCAAGATTGCTTGGCTTGGTGTCTTTGGAGGATGGGTTGGGGTTTTGGGTTCTTTTCTTGTGGAATTCGGCACAATGTTCGAGGAATTCGATTGGGGCTGGTTTGTAGCGGAGAGCTTGGATAATAGAGGCGAGGCCGGTTTCAACTGGATAAGATTCTTCCAACCAAACGGAAGTTTTGGTGCTGGTATTGTCGGTTGGAACGGTCCAGATACGGCGCTCGGCGTTTCGGCCATTGCCGTCCCGTTTTACGATGAATTGGTCGTTGAAACGTTTGCCAACGAATGGGGACGTTGCTTGACCGATGACTGCGGGGAAGCCTTGGGGATCGATTGATTTCTTGTCGCGCAGCCGGGCTTCGGGTGATTGGGGAACATCGGTACTCATATCAACCCGTTTGATGTGGGCGGTGAAGATGACATTGCATAGAACGCTTGGATTCATCATCTTCATTATGAGTTGGTTTATTTTGTCTTGGGCAATACCGGTGTCGCGGCCATGTTCGTCGATCATTGATCCGATGTGGCCGTTTAGGTCTTGCGCCCAAATTTTAGCTATTTCTGCAAGCGTGCTCATCGTGTCGAAGTCGAGAACGGTATCTTCGTCCCAATCTGTAATGCCACCGTACTTTTTGCCATTATCGGTCCAATTGCCGAGAAGCTTTACTACTTCTGTCCAAGCGCGAGAAGAAGTTGGGCCGAGGGTCTCCCAAGAAACACCTTTTACCATTGTTGTTGTTTCTTCAATTGAAACTTCAATTGGTTTATAGGATACGTCGGGAATGATGTTGTGAGCTTTCATGTAAGAAGCGTAGGGGTAATGTTCTTCGTCGGTCAGTAGAGCTTTGAGAATTTTGAAGCCTTTGTCGGTATCGATCATACGGAGCTTGTAGCCAATAGCGACTAGGGCGGCTTTGGCCCCGGTTTTACCGTCGCCTTGGTTGCCGATTAGTAGGAACTTGGCGGCGTCCGCTGTTGAGTCGAATAGGGATGGCATTTGTTATTCTTCCTCTTTGGATGTTGGGATTGGGATTTTACGGCGGGCTAGTTCACGGGCGCATTCGGTTCGGAACTCGTAAGCGGCACCAAGAGCAGCGCCCCATGATGTTGCGTTGGTTATTTTATTGTTCCAGTTATGCCATTCGGCAATAAGCTTTTCATCGGTGAGACCTTTTATTGGTCCAGTTCCGACGTTATTGGCGACGATGTTGGCCAGAAGTTTGCGCGCGGGGTGCATTCTTTTGGTTCCTATCTTGGTTGGGACTTGATCCAATCCTGGACTTTTTTGGCTACTTCGATGTATTCTGCGCTTGGAGTTTTTGTTATTTCTTGTCCTGGTACGTAGGTTCGCCAGATTTCGCTTCGTAGGTATTTTGGAAGCTGAAACCAGTGAGTTTTGCATCCCCACAGGCCAGCAGGAACTTCGGTCTTGCATTCGGGCCAGTGGCATAGATGGGCCATTGATTTTATTCCTTCTCTAACAGTTTGCGTAGATTTTCAAACGAATCTATCAAATCTCTTGTTGGGGTTAGTTGGTCCAACCACCAGGAGCGAAGTTTTTCGAGAAACTTGGCCAATTCGGCTTTTTCCACTTCGGTTAGATTGCCGTTTTTGTCCACAGTTTGAGTTCCTTACTTTTGATTTAAGTTGATGGTTGAAGTGGATTGATTTATTTGCTCTCCTGCCCAGAAGAAATCGGAACAGGTATAGTTGGTATTGTGTTTGGGGTTGTATATTTTAGCAGCAACGCAGGATGATTTGTAATGTATTGTTGCTATAGTGCCAAAAATTAGACTAAGAAATATTGCTACACCTATTAGACAAATTACCATCACTGTAGCCATTTCTTTGATTTCATCCCAATACATAACCTGTTTCCTTTATCTTGGTTCGAGCGGGTTCCAGACCCGTTTGGTGTAGTAGTTGTTTAGAATGTCGAAGGCGGCCTCGGGTTCGGAACTGCAAACGGACCAATATTGGCATTTGTTCCGGCCCCAGCCGCAAGAGCGGGAATTCATGGGGTAGTATTGTTTTTCGGCGTAGAATTCGGCTTCGCGGATTCGGAAGTAAAAGTCTTGCAACCACCGTTCGAGCATGGATGGGGAACGGGGTATTTGTTTTCGGAGAAATTTACTTCCGCCTACCAGGACTTGGATGCCGTCGATTATAACGCCATCGATGTGTTGGTGAAGAACAACCGAGCCGGCGATGGAATATAAAGAAATTTGGTTGTTGGGAGTATATTGGCGAAAATAGATTTCGTCTAATTCGTACTTGGTTGTTTTGATGTCAGAAATCCAGAGTTCTTCGTTCCAGGAAACAACTTTATCGATATAGCCACAAAGGAGATATTCTTCATCGTCGGGCGATTTGAAACCGTCGAGAACTAGATTGTTAAGACTGAAGCGGAATGGAAGTTCTACTGCGGGGCGGCCATCGGAGAGGATGTGGGTCTTTAAGTTTTCGTCTCTATATTTGTCGAGATACCAGACTATTGTTCTTAGAAGGGTGTTGCGGGTTTTGGTTGGTTCTTCGGAAGTCCAGGGGCGCTTTGATTCTTCGTCCCAGGTTGCATCGATGGCAAATTTAAATGCAAGTAGAATTGCTTCTTCGTGCGCTGCGCCGTCTGCCATTGCACGGTCGTAGAGTTCGGCGGAACTGTGTAGGAGAATTCCAAATTTAAGATCGGGGGACATTTCACCGGAAAGGGTATAGCCCATTATGATGTTGTAGAAATAGTATCGGGGGCAGAGGCAGATGGCGTTGTAGGAAGTGGAGTCCCAAGCTAATTGGAGCCAGGGATTTACGGGGCTGAAAGCTCCGTTTGGGGATGGAATGAATTGGGTCATTGTTCTGAGGCCGGCGCGTCGAAATCGAGATCGTCGAGATCGAGAACTTGCTTTAGTGTTGATTTAGCCCCGGATCGAGCGCGCGGTTTTTTGGTTTCTTGTTCTTGGGCATAGCGGAGTGCTTGGGAACGATATAGATCAATCCCGAGCCGTAGGTCGGCGTCGGTGAGGATTTTACCTTCAATCATATGGTTGTTAATGCGGTCGAGAAGAATGTTTACGGAATCGGGAGTTGCTTCGTTAAGCGGGGATGGGATTGGATCGGAATCGTCTTCGTCTTCGGCTTTGACTATTTGAAGGGTTGCGCGTAGGGACGCGGTTAGGTTTTCATTGGGTTTTGGTTTGGGGGTGGGGGTTGTATCGGTTGGTTTGCCGACACTTACACCGCCAAAGCCGCCAGTGTTGGTTGGCATTATCGAATTCCTCGCTTTAATTTTCCCACGAATTGTGGGGGAAAGGTAATTCCTTCATCGAATTTCCATTCCCAATTACATTGGTCGCCGCTGTCGGTTATTATTACACGGGTTACCATGTGGTTTTTGGCTGCAATGCTAGTTGAATAATGAATTGCGACATTCACGGCTTCTTCGGGAGATATAAATCGGCGCACGAATTCGTAATTGCCATCTTCGAAGAACTGACAAACGGAATAGTTTTCAGACATTGTCTGTTTCTTTCTTCCAATCTTCTAAGAAAGCTTCACATAGAGTTGCTGCGCCGACTTCTGGACACTGTGTATACATCTTATAAAGAGAAATCACTTGTTTAGCTTTTGCATTTCCTGTGTCTGCGGAATGTTTTAATGCGGTGACGTATGGAGTTAATTTGGCTTGAAGAGGATTTATTTCGGTGTTGTTAGCCATGCTTTTAGTTTCCTTCGGCGGCAACTGGAGCTTGTTGTTGTTGTTGATGGTGTTTTTGTTCGAGAGCTTTGGTATTGATAACGAAGGCGTGGAGGACTTGGCGAATGATTAGATTGAGGCCGCCGTAGTCGAACTTGGATTCGGCCATTTTGCGGAGATATTCGTAGTCATCTGGATCGACACGGAGGGTTACTTTTTTCATGATTTTAGTTCCTTCTCGATTTCACGGATAGCATATTCAGCTGTTCCGAGAATTATGCCAAGTGCTAGAGTTAAATCTGGAAATTCAGCTTCTGCATCTTCGGGATAAGGATAGGATTCACGAATAATTACTTGTATTCGTTTTAGGGCGGCCAGGTTGGCTTGGTCGTATTTGTTCATCGCTTTAAGTCCTCGATGCCGCAGATCATTCCAAATGTTCCCTCGGCACCGTAGTTTCGTCCGTGGAACCAGATTTTATAGAAATCTCTTACTTCTTTGGTCCAATATTCGTTTGGAATTGGGTGTCCAAGTTCAGCTTCGGCTTGTTTCTTTAGTGGGTCGGTGTTGAGGTCCATTTGATCTTATTCCTTTTTTAGACCTAGGTTAATTTTGGTATAAAAATAATCCAAAACTATTCGGACGATTAGAATAGCTGCGATACTTGCTGCTATGCCTACAATTGCTATTCCGTCGCCGAGGGTCATAGATCGAGGTCCATTGCATCAACTTCAATCGGGTTTAGACCGATGGCGCGGAGCGCTTCATCGTGTGCGGCCTTTTGGGCTAGGATGTTTTGCTTTGCAATGATGTGGTAGGCGTCGGTTGTGGATAGGAGGGTTTGGATTTGGGATTCGATATCGGGTGGAAGGTTTTTATTGGGGGTTATGTTTTTCTCCTGCATGTAGTCGGCCAGGGCGAGCTTGTGGGCTTCGCGGTCGATAAGTTCATCGATTGGGAGGCGTTTGGTAATCATGACTTTGGGGTTCCAGAATAATTGATGCAATTGGAATGGTGAACGTCGGATTCGGATCGGAACCAACGCGGTCCGGTTCCATCCCAAGAATTAGTTACTGGCGAATAGCCATAGGAGAAACGTTTGCTACAAGTAGCGCAGCGAGAGAAGGCCCAACGTTTGAAGGTTTGGATGGGGTGGATTTGGATTTGCCAATGCCAGAAATGCCAACGTGGGTGGCGATACCAAGGGCGGGAATGACGCAAGTATGCCGCGAATACGAGGAAAAAGAAATTCTGAAATGTTTCGGGGTCTTTGACTTGTTGGAAAGTAGTTTGCAGGTTATCAACGGGGCAGGTTGCGAGGGAATAAATATGTTCGAGTTCGGATAGAGTTAATTTGCAACCGTATTGCCAAACGGTGCGGGGTTTGTAATGGTGTTTGATGGCGCGCCAGGACCAATAAATCGCGCTGCGACAGTCTGGTTCGTTGCAAATGTAGGCGTAACTTTTGTCTTCGCGAACTGCTACTTGACGAGCAAAGATTTCGCGATATTGAGAAGCGGAGAGTTTTTCGATCTTTTCTTTTTCGGAAATTGGATATGGGGGAGTGAACCAGCCGCAACTATCATCGTCGCGCCGGCAAACTTTGCCTTTGAAGTTGAGTGGGTCTTTGTGCCAGATTGTTATGAAGTTGCCGATGCGAAAAGCTTGGGTTAGTGGATCATGCATGGGTATAGTCCTTTCTATAAACTTTAGCTGGACCATCCTCGGAATTTATGATTAAAACTAGATTTTCATCGTGGTCCCAATATAATTCTTTGGTTATGAAATTGATAAAATCTTCTTCGCAGGAGAAGAAATTATACCCCGCGCCGCATAGCATTATTTGAGGATGTTTGTTGCCTCCGTAATGTTTTTCTACTGGAATCAGCGGTCCAAATTCGTGGTCACTAAGCCAAGAATTTATTTTCGGGAGAACGGACTCTGTGTAGTTTTCTTTGAAATGAAGAGTAACTCCGGTTACAACGCTCACTTTATCTTCCTTTGCCGTCCGGGCGGGGTTGGTTCACTGTGTTTCCCTCTTTAAGTGCATCTTCCATCGCACACCCAAGTAGCTCACCTTATCTTCCTCCATAAGTATCATACATATCAGCTTGCCAACGAGAATAAACCCATTCTGGCCATTCTGATTGATCTTTTTCGCTTTCGAGCCATTTGGAATATTCTTCGTCCTCTTGGCGTTGTTTTGCTAAGGGGGTACTTCGGAGTATTGGAAGGTTGTACCAAGCCAACTTATAGGTCCAGATCGAGTTCGAGCGGGGCGGTGGATTTCTCGATCCGGGTTGTTTTTATTCGACCAGCTTTTAGATCGCGGGCCAGATCGCGGACGCCTGGTTCGCCGTAGAAAGCCGCTTCGTGTTTTTTGATTTTGTTTTCAACGTCGAGAATGTTGCGGAGTTGGGCTTCAACGGAACCGGGGCTTAGGGTTACTTTGCCGCCGCGTTGGGACATGGAGTCGGGGATGCGGACGATTAGATGGCCGTGGTCGTTGAATGTTAGCTCTAGCAGGAGAGCGTTGGGATGGTATTCTGGGGTTGGGATGTTTGGTTGTTCAGACATTGGGATTGTTCCTTACTTTTCGTTTGCGGTTTATTTCTTTTTCGAAGGCTTTTTGGAACGCGGCAGCGCCGGCAGTCAGGGCGCGCGTTAGACGTTCCATTGCAAAGCTAGCTTCTCTGGCGGTTCTGGCCATAGATAGCTGGAATTCTCTGATCCTTTCTAAGTCTTCGGGGGTTGGGCGTTTTGTAGGATTGTTTGGCATTGCTTTTGATACAAGAGTGGGTGCCATATGGGGAGCCTAGCATGGTGAGGGTGGCGGCGCAAGCGTGGTTTCGGTGGCAGGTGCCATACCCAAGAACTTGGACCTAGCTTTGTTTATCTCAGAAATAAGATTGGAATTTTTGAATTTGTTTTGCATATTTTGAATGTGGCGTTCGACTTCGGGGTGGGATGTTGGATAGTGGTGGCGGGAACTATTGCATTTTGCGTGGGCGGCTTTCGCGGGACGAGCGGTGTTCTTTAATCCGTCAGCATGTTTGGGAACTAGGTGATCTAGTGTTGCTTCGAATGGGTGTGTATTTCTTGTTTTAGGGTTTTTACGGGGTGGAAACATGGGAAGGCTGCATATCCAACAGATACCTTGTTGTTCTTTGTAGAGACGAATGGTGCGGTTTTTACGGGGCATTATTTTGCTTTGTTGGTAGCTCGCCCGCGTGCTTCGGCGGCCTCGATGGCGCGGGCGATCTTAGCGATTAAGCGTAGTCTTATCTTGATAGGGACACGAAACTCTCCGTCTTGTAGGTCGGCATACCATTCCTGCTCAACATTTGTGGCTATCTCCATCGCGTTAGCGCCAGGCGGGGCTTCGTTATGCCTCATGACGTTCTCGATCTCCTGCGCCAACTGCTGAACGGCGTGTTTCAGCCGGGCGATCTCCGCGTCCCGCTCCGCGAGAACGGTAGTAAGTCTTTGTACTTCGGCCTTCTCCTGTCCGAGAGCTTCCGCTTGATCGACAATCTGTTGCGCTAATAGCTCTTCATTCCTTTGCGCTTCCCCGAGAGCGATCTCGCTGCGCAATTGTCCTTGATACGCCGCCACCTGCATACGCCTGCATCGTTCCGCTTCAGCCAGAGCCGCGTCTCGTTCCTCACGGGCGCCGTTCAAGCCTTGCTCATCTTGGTATTGAACCTCGTAGAAATTAACCTTCTCCGAAAGTTGAGCGAGCAGGGCATCTTGAAGTTTTAGCCGGCGGTCAGCGTCATCCCGCTCCGTCTGCGCTTGCACGAGGGCGATGCGCGCGGCGTCGCGTTCTCTTTCAGTCCTTGCATTTATCTCAAGTGCCGCTTCAAATGAGGCTCGCATAACCTCGCCGAATCTGTGTTCGTCTTTAGTGGAGTTCATTGTTCTGACATACCTTGTGCTAGTAGTGGGATTCTTCAACGTCGGATAGGTTGATTGTTTGGCCGGCTTCTGTTACGCGGAGGCGAAGACGGCTGTATGATTCTAATAGACCTTGATCTCTAAGGATGTTCCATGTTGATCGCATTACAGGGGCCAATTGGCCAGCAGCGACGAGGGTTCCGTTGTAATTGAACATTCCGTCGCCGCCACGGTTGCGGAACCAAAGAAGGGCGGACTTTTGGGATTTGGTTAGTTCGGTGGCGGGCATGTGGGTTTTCCTATAGGTCGAGATCGAGGTCTAGGTCGAGAGCTTCTTTGCTTGGTTTGGGTTTGGGTGGATTCATTGTTCTGACGGGGGGCTTTGGTTGGGGCTTTGCGCCGGGCTTTGCGCCCGTTGTTCTGACGGGGGTAGTTGGTTTTGGGCTTGGATTGGGGCTTGGGCTGGGGCTTTTGATTGGAAGGCCAGTTTTTGGTTCGGTGATGTTGGCGAAAGCGACTGATAGGCGATGGATGGTATGCTTGTGGGCGTCATTTTCAGCGCGGACGCGGGCGCGGTCTTCCATTAGGATTTCTATTTGGTATAGAATTCCGTCTAGATCGCCGGCGACGAATAGGGTTCGGATTGTGTCGTCGATCATGAGCTTTTCTCCCTGAATGCGGACAAGATAATTTCTGTATCCTCGCCTTCACCTTTAATAGTGGTTTTAATTTGACGATCTGAAAATCCTTGAAACTCAGGGAAAATCTCCTTTGCGTGAGCAATTATAAGTGCTTCGATTTTAGGGAATGGAAAGATGTAACTTACGGTTTTTGATTCTGATTTCTTTACGATTACTTGAGGTTCTTTGTCGGTCATGGGAGGTTGATCCTGGTTATGATGCGTAGAAGGAGGAAGCCGAAGGATGGAAGCGAGATTATAATGAGGGTCCAGAATAGAAATTCGAAGCGGAAAGATTTCCAATTAAATCGGGGCTGGTGGATGGTAGATAGGTTTGTGGTTTTATTCATTGCTACCGCGAGCAGTTTGGGTTTTAAACTTGGTTGTTGGGCGGTCATTTGATTTCCTTTCCGGTTTCGCGGTTGTAGAGTTTGCCATTCTTGACTTCTATGCGGCCCCAATCATGGGACGCGATTAGGTTGTTGGCGGGGCGAATGGCGTCAGCAAGAGTTGCCATGTAGCCGTGGAATTTAGCGAACTTAAATCGTTCGAGGCTGGCGATGATTCGATGGGTTCCGTCGATTAGAATGTGGGTGTTGTCGGAAGTATCCAATATCCATAGAGTTGGTTGAAGAACTTCTTCGATTGTTATATTGGCGACTCGCTCTGCGTCCCAATCGCGGGTGGCTTTTACTTGGGAGATTAGATCGGGGGTGATGTCGGCTTGGAAGCGTTGGTATAGATATGGGGCTACTTCGTTCATGAGAGTAACGTCGAATGTGCCAATAATGGAGTGGGTGAAACATTCGTGGACGCGGCCAAGTTTTACGAGTTTGGTTATTTCGGTTTTGCTAAGGAGCGGTTTGGGCATTGGGATGGATTCCTTTTTTACTGGCGGGATTTTTCGAGGTTCTTTATTCTTTCGTCAGGGCGCGCGAGGTTTTGGGAAATTTCTTCTAGACGTTCCATGCGGGCGGCGAAGGCAACGGATATTTTTATTTGCATTTCTAATTGTGCAGATGTAGTCGTGGCCCACAAAAGGGAAAATACAAGCTGGCCAATCACTATGACCGCAAGGGAAATTAAATGGTAGAGTTTGTCGCTCAAGGAAGATCAATCCTACTTTAGATGATTTTTAATATCTTCTTCATCACCAATATAAGCGGCTTTTAATTTCTCTCTATCGAAAAGCTTTATAAACTTTTCTACTGATTTGTTAGCTGCAAACACCGCTCCACTAATGAAGCATAGAACGCTCCATGCAAACAGGCCGAGAAATTCTAGTATAAATTCCATTTGATTTATCCTATTTCTAGCATTGCATTGACCAACGATAAGACTTCGGGGGCGAATTGGGATTGGGGGTCGGGATCGGTTGTGGTGGTCGCTATCGCGATGGGCCTTTGTTAACGCTCGGTTGGAATTTCTTTGACTTCTGGCTGAAAACCGCTGGGAGCTTGCCCGCGAAGGATTGTTACTCCGGATTGAGTTGTTTCGTGGTGATAGGTGTTTATTGCATCGATGCAATAATCGGGGGTGTAGCCGAGGAGTAGGCAGTTCCAGAATAGTTCGCGATCGATGTTGGCAGCGGGTGCGGGTGTGGAGATTGAGAATAGAAGTGTGGCTGCGAGGATGGTTCGGTTCATTGGAGGGTTTCCTTCTTGTTCCAGGACCAAAAGACTTGGCCGTTAACGGCGGATTGTGGGCGGAGGACACGGCTTGCGGTTATTGCCGCTTCGACTTCGGATGCAGAGGCGAACCATTCGAATGCAGGGCAAACTTTCCAATGTTCGGCTATGTTGGAAGGAAAATCGATTGTAATACCTTCGAGGTCGGCAGCGAATATAACTGCGTTGCCGTTGAATAATTGGGTGCCGAGGCGAAAGTAGGTTGTTTGCTTTGGGCGCATTAGGCCAAATTCGAAAACAATGATGTGGAATGTTTGGTCGTGATATGCTCCGATGGAACAGAAATCGACTTCGCCCCTTTTTAGGTTGACAAGTTTCATAGCATCCGTGTAGACGGGAACATCGTGGAGTTCGATTGTTTTGGCGTCGGTGTTTATGATGGCGAACTTTGGCATGGGGGCGGCCTCCTATTCAGGTTTTTTGAAAGAAAGCATTCTTACCATTGGTTTTCCGTTGGGGTCGATTTTGAATTGGGCGAGGATAGCTAGGGATCGGTCGTAGTTGATCTTTTCAGCATCGGCTGCGGGGATGAAGCCAAGGTGGAATTCATCGTTGCGGTTGTATTCCATTGCTTCTTGTACTTCTGGGCGGGCGCGAATGCGGTCGAATGGAATGTCGGACTTGGCGATCCAGACGCCGATTGCATTGGGATCTTTTGGATTGTTTGGATCGGCATGTAGGATGAGTGGAGTGTTTAGGGGAATGTGCTTTAGGATTGAGACTCCTGGCGGACGAAAGAACGCACCGACGATTGGGAATGTTAGGTCGGGTTTGGTATTCATGAGTTTATGCCTCTCGGTTTGGGTTATTTAAAAAATCCGAATATCGATAGGATTAATACTATTAATAATATCAATAGATATGCTTTTATAAAATCATTGGGGCGGGGTATCATGTGGAAGTGTTGGTTCATTGTTCTGAGTCCCTATTTAGCTGCGGCGACGAGGATGCCAATCGTATAGAGTTGGGATTTCTTTTGTAACGAAATAGATTGCAATTTCTTCAACCGCGCAATCGGGTATATCGATGGCATGTTTGCGCACAATGTCATAGAGTTCTTTTTGAACAGCATCTAGGGCGCGGGTTATTTCGTCGCGGGTTGCCATTATTTTTGCTCCATAGAGAGAACCATATATGAACCGAATGGTTTATTTTCTGCAACGAATTTGAAACCTTCGTATTCGGGAGTTTTTATTAGGCGGCCAAGGTAGATTTTACCGTCTCTGAAATGGTTTACTTCGAGGGTAGAGTAATTTACCACATTTAGCGCCGTGCAAAGTTCGGTTTCAAGGATTAATTTTATGATTTGGCTAAGTTTGCCATCGTTGATTGTTCCGGCCTTTTTAGCGTCACAGATAACTATGGTTGTGTGGAATAGTGGAAATGGTTTATCTGGATCGGGGTATGTGGTTATTAGGACGCCCGAGTTGTCGGGGCGGAAAGATTCGTCGGAACCAATACCGTCAATATAACCGCAACGGTATCGTGAGCAGGGTTCGGGACGGGAAGAATAGATGCTGCATCGGGTATTGGGTCCAAGAGAACCGTCTAGGTGTTTGCAGTTTTGGGTTGGATACTTTTTTAATTCGGCTATGCCTAAGAATATGCAACATGCAAAACATGAGCCGCAGGAACGGGATTTTGGTTCATTCATTGTTCTAAGTTCCCTATGAATGCCCTATAAGGGGGCTCATTTCTTGGTTTTCTTGGACTCAGCGGAATGTCTTGGTGATTTTGGTATTGGTGGCCAAGGTTGTATAGGCTCACCAGGTTTGTAGTTATGTGAAACACCACTGGCGATTTCTGGCATGTCTTTGATAAGCCGATAGCAGTCTTTGGATGGATGCATTTCTTCTATTTCGCAAATTATTTTAAAATAGGCGAGGCTTCTGGTGTTTACGGCCATGCATTGGGGTTCGTAGCCAGAGCGCATTACGGTAAGGATGGTTCCGTTGAGGTTGTAGCCGCGAACGTCGGAAACAATACAACGGTGGATTGGGTTGTTGGGGGCGTGGGCGATATCGGCGATGTAGTAGTGGCCGAACTTGAGGTCTTTGGGGTCTAGGGATGGCATTTGTGTGGTTCCTTTTATGCTATGGCTTCTTTTGGTGGCAGAGGTTGGAGAGCCTTTTTACTACATGCTCAGGTAGTTTTTGTCTAGGTAGATAAATTACTGTTCTTCTACTGTTTTGAGTGTTGGTTGCGAAGGCATTCGCGAGTCGAAGTATTTGAATACGTCGAACTCGTGCTTCGCAATTTTCATTATTGCGTTGCTTGCTGAGGTAGCACTTTTGATTTGATCTTTATTGTAGGCTTCTCCCGAAACTACTTTTTTGAAGAGAGTGCCAAGATCATTTATCATCTCACGAGTATTAACTCGTGTTACTTGGCAATCGTCTTTGCTGGTTACAACTGTGGTGTCAGCCATTGTGTGCTCCATTTTGATGGTAAGTTTGATTTAATTTAATGCTCTATTCCATGCTTGCTCCATTTTGGTTGCGCGGGATTGTAGAATTTTTATTTGTTCTGCTAATATTAGTGGGTCGTTAGATACTCTGTTATCAGAAAGTAATTTAAAAGCTTTTGTTCGTATTGGATTTTCTTTTGCATATTTGCGATTATGCTCTTTAATCTTTTCTTTATTTTTAATATAGCTACGTCGATATATTTCACGGCGAAGCTTGTAATGGCGTTGAGCGGAGTGCCGGTGTTTGCATGTTTTAGTGCAATATTTGGTTGTGAAATGAGGACTTACTACATACCTATTGCAGTCAGGTGCAGCACAAATTTTAAGTGGAAACCATGAATTGGTTAAAAAAGATAAATCGCCTAACTCAAGTATATTGTTTTCTTCTATCATTCTTATGAAACTCCTAATCTGCTTCGGCGGTTGCGAGAGCGGAGGTTGTTGCTTCTGCGGCAGCCATTACGACGGTTCGGGACTTGGCTTCGGTTTCGCGGCCAAGGCTGCCGGGAATGAAGATTGTTCCAAAAGAACCGGAGTCGGGGTCATTTGAGGAATGGAGTGGAGAGCCATAACTGTCTTTAAAACCAGCTTCAAGTTCGGCGTGTTGTTCTAGAAGCGCAAAGCCAAGTCTGCGCATACAAGCAGGGTGAGCCAGAGCAAAGGCAGCGCGATCAATATCGAGGAATTGACCAGGCTTTTTGTAGATTATAGAATAACGGAAGATAGCGGGTTTGCGGCCTATATAGGCTTGGGAATTGGCGATGATACGAAGTTCCGTTTGGAAACCGTGGGCTTCGAGATTGTTTGCAAGGGATAAGACTGCCGCGCCGCGTATCATCATGTCTTGCGGAGTTATGTTCCAGGAAACTTCATGGTTGTAGTCGATGCGGATAATTGGAAATTGGGTTCGTAGATCGGTTCCGGGGTCCACAATCATACAAGCGGGGTCGCCGGAAAGGAATGCGGGAACAACCGGAAACATTCCAGCTACATCAAAGGCCCAGATTTCAAAGTTTTCGCTCTTTTGGGTGATGTTGGTTAGTAGGTCGGAGAGTAGTTCGCGGCCTTCGGGCCAACCGCGGTATCGGGCCATTTCTATTGCTTCAGTCCAGGTTGCGCCGGCACCGGCGGTTCCTTGTTTTGGATTATGGCTTTCACAGGTTTGCTTCCAGCCATAGAGGGATTTGTCGGCGGCGCATTCGACGAAATCTTCCCAGGAATTAAATTCACGAATGTATTCTAGGCCGGCGTCGGTTTGCATTATTGTTAGGCCGGGTATTGGGTTGGGTTCGACGTGTTTTGGCTCTTCCAGAGAATATTCATTACTTCGATCGGGATCGGTTTCGTCGAGATTATCGCTATCGTTAGTGTTATCCGGTTCGTCGTTGGGTTCGTTTTGATCGAGATCAGGTCCATCCTCATCATTAGCATCGGAGTTATCCTGATCTTCAGGTTCTATTTCGTCGTTGCTATCTTCGTCGCCGTCGTCGCTATCGCCATTTCTATCTTCATCAGTATCGTCATCGTCGCCAGACTCGCTAGTGTTGTTATCGTCGTCATCAGTAGAAGAATCAGCATCAGAATCAGATTGATCGTCGCCAGGTTCATCTGGGCTATCATCGTCATTATCATCAGTGTTATTATTAGATTCATCGTCAGAATTCTCTTCGTCGTCAGGACTGTTAGAAGAATCTTGTTCAGGGTTGTTATTTGGTTCGGGGTTTGGTTGGGGTTCATGTGAACTTTCAGTTTCGAAATCGGCACCGGCAATTGGCATCCGATTCCAAGAAGATTGGTAGATTGGGAATAGATCGTAAACCCAGAGCGGATTCCAAAGGTTTGCTTCCGCAAGAATGTCCGCAGTCGCAGTCGCAGTCGCGGGGGTTTGTTCATTGTTCTGAGGAGCGTTATCATCCATCGCGATGCATCCGATATTGGATTCTTTTGTTAAACTCTTTTAGAGTCAATTCAAGTTCTTCCGGTTTAACAATTTTATCTAATGAATAGTAAGTCATTACGTCCGTTTCGAGAGCATTGTAATTTAGTCCTATTGTTGGTATTTTCTGACCGTATGCCATACCTACTTCCCATGTAAGATCTTTACCGTAATCCTTTAAAACCGCGACAAATATATGTGATTGTTGAATCAATTCAACATTTCTTACAAAAATGTCTTTATTTGAACGGTTTTGCGGATTGTGAGTAGCTGCACATAGAACTTGAAAACCATATTGCTCTATGCGCCTAATCAATTCATAATTAAAATCTCCATGCTTATGAGGCGTGCAAAGAAATACAGTAAGATTAGCTTCGGTATAAGGCATTGAAGGTCTCCGAGTTGGCATTGTTCTGAGGTATGATATTATCGTCGGGCATTGATTCTAGCACCAATTATTGTTCGGGCGTGCATTGTTCTGACGGTGACGGCTGGCTTCGAGGAATTTGAATAGCCGTTGTATGTCTTTTGCTCTTAATCCGGCGAGGCGATGGTACTTTGTTTTACGATGGACTTTCCAAGAACGTTGAGTTTGACGAATTCGCTCTTTGTAGAGGAACTTTCGTTCTGGATCGGAATGGATTGATAAGATGATTGCCTTGGCCATTGCTATGCGGCCTCCTCGTCGTCAAATTTGTCTTTGTTGCCGAGGATTAATTCGCGCATATTTTTCCATTCAATGAATGATGGGGGTTTGTTGGCGCAGTTCTCGACCCATTCTTTTGCTTCGGAATAGGAAATACCGATTTCACTGGCCCAGATATTGGTTGCTTCTGAAATGCTGCCGGCTTTTAGGTTGGATATAAATCCGTCGTAGCTCTGACGGACTTTATCAACCGCAATTTTCCCGGCGATGTTTGTTATTTTGTTGATCTGGTCGGGTTCAAGTCCTTGCCAGATGTTGGCGTCGAGGATTTCTTCGGTTGGATCGCCGTATTTTGCGTCTTCCACGCAAAGTTCAATGTTCCGCATTGAAATAACGTGTTGGAGTCGGAGGGTTTCGACAGCTTCGCGAACCCGCCAACAGTATTGGACCCATTGGCCGGAACCGAAGAGGATAGTTTCTAGCTTTCGGTCGTAACCGATTTCTACAAACTTAAACCGGTTTCGGGATGCGGCGTCGAGGGGATTTCTGCCAACATATTGGCGATCCGCCCCACGGCCAAAGGTATTGGCTGCAATCATACAACGAAAGTCGGGATGGACTTTGATTACTTTGTCTGGGAAGGTACAGTAGCCGTTGGCAAGGGGAGCGTTTAGGAATAACATTGCTGCGGCTGCCCAGGCGTCGCCTTCGTCGATAAGTGCAAAGCCGCCGAATTCAATCGCGCGTCGCAGATGGGTTCCAATGTATTCGCCGGTGGCGGATTGGTAGCCGGATGCTTCGTAGCGAGTTAGGGCGGGAGAGAGTGGATAGAAGTCCAATTCTAACGCTTGCGCGAGTTGTTCGCCAAGCTTTGTTTTGCCAGTTCCGGCAGGGCCAACCGCATAAACGTGGCGGCCTCGGGATAGGTAGCGGAGGATTTGACCAAACTTCTCGTGTCGGGGTTCTTCTGAAAGCGGGCGAATTTCCCGATTTGGGAGTTGCAGTTCAATGCGGACTGGAAGGTTGTTTTTTATTGCATCCATTGTGACTGAATGTGCCAGTGTGGATGTTAGATTGGTTACGAGGGTGCTGATTTCGGATGTTAGTTTGGTTCCAAGTCCCAATGCATTGATCTGACGGGCTGTTTCGATCCGCACGGCCTCGGCAACTTGGGATGTTAGTTGTTTTGTTGCTTCGCGAACGCGGGTTGCGAGAACTAGATCGTCGAGATTGGATGATGGCGATGGTTGGGAAGGTTTTGTTTGTTGTGGAACTGAGCTGGGAACAACTTCGGGGGCTTTTGTTTCACCGAAGTCATTGGTATCTAAGAGTGAATTTTGACCAAAGCCGCCAAGCTCGATTATTGGGCGGTCTTCTTTTGGTTGGTTGCCACCGCTAACTAGGCGCTTGCGGACCCATTGGCGGCCTGCGGAATAACAACGGGCTAGGCCAACATCACTTTTATTGTTATCAGCGCCGAGGCTGGTTAGCCAAGCTTTTAGTAGGTCGCGGACTTCCGGTTCTAACGGAACACTGATTTCGGGAGTGCCGCGCGGGTTCGGGCCGACAGTTTTGCCGGTTAAGAGCCGGATTTGTTTTTCGAGTTCGAAAGTGTCCATTGGGAATTCAGCCATTTGGGAACGGTCCTTTCTCGTTTCCCGATTTTGGGGCTTTTTGGGGTTTAGAAATGGGTCCAGTTGTCGAGGATGGTTATCTCGATTTGGATTGCTTCGACTGCAACTGCATTGTTTTCGTAGACCCAAACGTGGGAGTTGTCGGCCATGTTTAGTTTTCTGACGGTGCCTTTGGACCAAGTTTCTTTAACCGATTTGAGAACATCGGCTAGGTTGCGGAAATGGTAAGTTCCCTTGGTTCCGTGGGATTTGCCGTAGACGGATGTTTGCCAAACTTTGTTGGTCATAGGGACTGCCTTCTATTCTTGTGGGAGATCAGACTTGTATTGTACGATTATTTTGGAATTGGTTCGAGCGATAGTAAAGTTGATTGGAATTCCCTCAGATAAGAATTGCCAATCGTGGTCGTCGGCGCGGAAAATTTCACCGCTTTGGAATTTGATTCCAATTTGGGTTCTTCCAAAATAATCTTCCAACCAAATGGCATCTTCAAAATTGCCAGTAATTGGATGTTTTGTTCGGCGAACGGTCATTACTTTGGCTCCGAAGTTGGGTTGAAGATGTTATCGAGAAATTGCTGTTTGTTGAAACGGGGGTTGTCGTTTGCGAGTATTTCAGCAAAGATTTCAATACCTCGTTGTACAGCCCAATAGTCTGTTTGATGACTGGAAATTTCTTCTGCATCAGATTTCCAAACGTTATCTTTATCTGGGACGGTAAAATTGCTTAATAATTGGCGCATAGCATTTGTGAGCCAAATGTAATGTCTTCGGGTAAATTGGGGCGAGATTTTGTCTCGGGCATGAAATCGGCGCGGAAGTTCGGTCATGAAATCGGTCATGCTAATTTCCTTTGGATTTGGGAGTTAGGAACAAATATCCGAGTTGGGTTATTTGAAGAGCGTCCTTGCCGAGATAGATGAAGAAACCGAATAAGATTGCTTCGTGCATCATTTGGACGAAATGTTGGTCTGGATGATTGGTATGTTCTAGGAAGAACTGAAGTGCGTTGCCAGAATTGGCAGCAAGGGATTGGCTTCCGGGTGGAAGCTCTTTAACGGCATGGATAGTTGAGATTGGCGGAATCATTTGTTTGCGGAACATTTGGTTCTTTGCCTCCCTATAGGTCCAGATCTAGGATTTCTTTCTGGGGCTTTGTTTCGCCGCGGATTTTACCGGAAATCGGATCATATTGGCCGGCTTTTGCCAATCGGGCGCGCATTGTTCGGGAAGTAATGGTAGCCGATGGCCAAATCTGGCGGGCGAATTCTACGCCCATTCCCCGAGCGCCGGCAACGTAAGCAATGTTTTCGCGTTGGGTTGCAAGGAGTTCGGCCCGGTTGCGGTCGCGAGCATCTTCTACTTGGGAAAGCAGGGAGTGTTGCATTTCAAGTGGAAGGTCGGAAAGGTAAACACCCTCTACTTTTTGCCGAGAACCGTTGCGACCGGGAGCTTCTACCCGAAGCGTAGCTCCGTCCCATTGGATTATTAGTTGGCCTTGGATTGGAATTGGAGTTTTGTTAATCTCAGGAACTGCAAGCGGTTCACTTCGGGCAATTCCATGTCCGGTTGGACGGGAATTTTTGTTATTGGCTAGTGGGGTTCTATGAATACGAATAAAATGGGTTTCGTTCGGGCCTTCATTTAAAAGGCGTATTGATTCGCGAGCTTGCTGTGCTGATTGGCCAATACAAAGCATTGGCAACCCATCTTTGCGGGATGGTTTGTAATTCTTTGGATCTTTCCCCCGAATATAGCTGGGGATACGATAAATCCAGAATTGCCGAGGGGTGGGATAGGAATTTGTTAGTTGGCTTTGGATTGGGGCTGGCATTAGTTGCCCTCCCTATAGACTTTTATATCTTGGCCTTTGTAACAGTCTCGTAATTGCTCTATTGCATGTGAACGATCGTCGGCGCGGAATGTTTGGTATATTTCATTATTCCAACACTCATATAACGGTAAACCGGTACCGTAGTAATCTCCACGGTCTGTATATCCGCCTTGGTTTAGGCGGAGCTTTCTGACGTAGACTTTTTCGTCATTTTGGGATTTTAGACTTGGAACGGTCATTTGCGCGTTTCCAATGTTATCGGAACAATGTTCCGGGTGGGGTGCTGGCGGAATTCGCCCGAGCCAGACGGTAGCATAAGGACAAGGGGTATGGCTATGCGGCAAAAGTTCGCAGTATTATAAGTTGAATAAAATGATGGCTACTCAATCCCAGGTTGTGTTGCAAAATTGTCACACTTAGCACTATTTATTTTTCAATCTTTGTATTAAATGCAGGCGGAAACTCTTCTATCTGTTTGTTCCAACATTCGGAATGGAATATGGTGTCGGCGATTAGGTCGTAGTCGAGGGAGGGTAGGATTCTACCGTTAGTGAAATATCCGCGACTAATGATGAAGTCATATTCGACTTTGTTATTGCATCGAGGGCAAATGGTGGTTTCGGTTCCAATGTTTATTGTTGAATTAGGCTTTAGTATTTCGATAGTGTCGAGGACTATTTGGGGATTGTAGTCTTTCTTGAAATGCCATTCGGCGTCTGCGCCGCAATAGGTCATATCGGCGACGTAGTTTAGAGCATACTTTATTCGTCGATCGAGAGCGTTCATTGTTCTGATGTCTTTCTAATAAGTGTGATGGTAAGCATTATATAATTTTAATATTAATAATATTACAACGAGAATTATCTGTATAGTCCCTAAAATGTTCATAAGTTTTTTATGCTTAGCTCTTGTAGCCTCGTGTGAGATATTGGCATTCATTGTTCTGACATCCTTCTTTAGATCATTACTCTGGGATCGTCAAACCGTTCTATCTGTGGGAACCGAGCCATTTGTGGCATTACTTTGGCGCCTTGTTTCGCTCGCCACCGCCTGCAAGCGTCGGCGCGTCGTTGGCGTTGTTCGGCGCGTTCGGCTTCAGTTGCTTTCGGTCTTCCGGTTGTGGCATGGAAGTAAATTCCGTATCGTTTCCCAGCTTGGGCGATGGTTCCAGGATTTCGGTCTAGGAGGTCGGCGCAGAACTTCTGAGACTTTCCTTCGGCGGCTAATCTTCGCAGGAGAGCTATTTCGGTTATTTTGAAGAAACGACGGGTTCTCATCGCTTTAGTCCAACTTATGATCGTCGTTGTTTAGCATGTTGTGCCATTTCTTTAAATGGTCGTATTTGCGATCAATTCGTGCTTCGATGGCAGGAACGTTAAGTTTGAAATGCTCGATGACCAGATTTATGTTTGCAATAACATCGGCAAGTTCTTCTTGAAGCCAAGTGCGGTTTGATTTTTTAGTAACAGGTTCAACCTCGTCTATGCCTTGAATTATACAACGGGCGGTTGCCGAGCCGGCTTCGTTGAGTTCTTCAATAAGTTTGCCTAAGTGTTTTAGGTCGAGGGGGTTTTGAATTGGAATCCAAGGATTGGGATCAGATATTGGGGTAACTTGGAGGTCGGGTTTGGGGTTGTCCATTAGGTTTGGTTCCTTTTTAATCCAACTCGGGCCGGAAGTGGGTGGAAGTCGGGACCGAATTTTGCTTTAAGGGCTTCCTCGGATTCGGAAGGGGAGTTTTGTGTTGGCTGGTTTGATTTTTCATACTCGGCTGCTTGGGCTTCAATCCGAGCGAGGAGTGGAACTTCTTCTATAGCTACATTGTTCTGACGTGGATGTTCATTGTTCTGACGGGTATTAGTTAGGTAGACTTCGCGTTGTGCTGCCATTGGATCGTCATTGATACCTGGTGATTCCATTCCTAAATCGAGAGGATTTGCGCTATGAGCGTTTTTTGCTTTCCGACGATAGTAGGCGCTTCGCATATATTCGTTATGTTTAATTCGGGTTGAGTTGAAATGGGCCTTTTCGATTGCAAGATCCCTTATAGCAGTAATGTCAATCTCGGTTAGATTGAGTATGAATAGACAGACGTTATCAATTGCTTCTTTTTGGGTTCCGTCGGTTAGAGTTGAACTTATATGTCGTAGTTCGGGGACGATTCGCTCTCGAATTTCAATCATTGCGTCGCTGTATTTTACTGCGTAGTCTATGATTGCGATTATTCGTTCTTGAGTTAGGCGCATTGGGGGTTCCTGAGATAAGTTGAGAGTTGTAAAAACAGGGGCATAAAACCATAATGAAAAACAGTTGTCAAGTCTAGGGGGTCGCCCGCACCCTGACGTGGGTTGGATTGGGTGGCCACCGCCATACTCCCTATAGGGGGTATTATATTATTTTTTTTTTTTTATTAGTATGGCACCTCTGGCAGACTGGGGAGGCGGCCCCCTCGACTTGTATAGGCTTTTGACAGGTGGTTTTATGGTATGGTTTTTACTTGCTGATCCAAAACATAGCTACATTGTTCTGACACCCCAACCGCTACGTTGTTCTGGCACCCCCTAGTTTGGTCCCTGCATTGTTCTGACACCGCCTGCATTGTTCTGACGCCCCTTGTTAGCAACCGCCTGTATTGGCCACTAGCATTGATCTGACGCCCGGCTACATTGTTCTGACGGGTCGCTACGTTGTTCTGACGTACTACTACCAAAACATCGCTACATTGTTCTGACGGGGTACCTCCGATTCTGGTCCAATAGGTGGGTTGTAGTTGTAGTTGTAGTTGTGCTTTTGGTACTTTGGATCTTGAAATGGAGTTGTGGTTGTAGTCCAACTGGAGTAATACTCGAGTTGTAGTTGTAGCTGGTTTGTTATTGTGATTTTAGTGTTTGGTGGTATTAAGTCAAAAGAATGGTTGTAGTTGTATTTGTAGTTCTTTGTAGTTCTTTGTAGTATTAGTTGTAGTTATAGTTGTAGTATTGTTAGTTATTGTTATATTGGTTTGTTAGCATTGCTTTGCTTTGTTGCGCGAGGGTTTAAAATTTACAAAAAGCTTTAAACCGGCATAACTACTAACGGAGCAATCGTAAGAGCCCCGGTCCAATATGCTCAAATAGAGCATAAGGATAGGCATTCGTCGCCTCCGGGTCTACATTTCTTTGGGGACCGAAACATTACAATAACAGAAACGGAATAGTATTGCAATCCTCTATTAGATAAAATTGTATGCAAAGTTAGCGGTCCCCGAGGCCGCGCGGTTTGTTAACCATCTTTTTTGCGATAGGGGATTGACTAGCGGCCAAAAAAGGCGCACGCGCGCGCGTTCCTTATATACTGTCACCATATGGGGCAGGGATGCCCGAGGCCGCTAGCGGTCCCCGACGCCACTAGGCCGGCCTTTCGCGGCAAGCGCCAGACTGATAAAATTTGATCTAATTCAGCATAAAACCCGGTCGCGGCGCTTGCAATTCCCGGAGCAATCTATATCTTACACCTAACGAAACGACACGAAACGCCTCATAGCGGCCTCGCCGCAAAACCGTCTAGTACTCAATCCCGCGGTGCCCTCCACAAGCGCCGCACGCGACCCTGAAAGGGGCAACGCTAGCAAGGGCAAGTTGGGTGGTTTCAGCGGCTAGGATAGAGAGTAAGGCCGCGCCATAGCGGAACTATGGCAAGGGGATAGGCGACCCTAAAAACGCGGTTGCCGTTTCATCCCACAACGTAAGGAAGTTGTTACAATGGCGAAATCGGAAAATGGTTCGGTTGTGTGGGTTCAGCCGGTTGCATACTTTGCGACCGTTGACAAGGACGGTGCGGGGAAGTTCATTCGCATCCCCGACATGCCGGAACTCGCAACCGTTGCCGAAGCGCACGGTCCCGACGCGGCAGACAAGTTGCACGATATGATCGTGCGCGCGTTTAATGCCGGTTATAAAGAGGCTGGGCGCGACCGCGTAAGCCTCTTTGAGAAGACTTTCGCCGCTGCGGATAGCGTGCGGAAGTATATCAGGGACGCGGCAACCGCCAAGGGTGTCACAAACCCTTCGGAGGAAGCCATCACCAACACGATACTTTCCGACAAATATCGGAACGTGTTGATGGTGAAGTTTGGCGACGAAGTTGCCAGCGCCGGTTATATCCCTGCCAAGCGCGGGAGCGGCGGCGGCGCGACTGCGGAATTGGGCGATCTGGGCGATCTGTAGCAACAGCCCGGTTGGATTGCGGGGCAGCAATGCCCCGCTTTCCGCTTCTCATTGCAAACATGGGAAAGGCTGTTGCAATGTTTACCAATACCGTGCGAATCAAACTCGCGCGCGACTATGGCATTCGGGACATTCCGGCTGAATTGTTGGAATATTTCGTTGCCAAAAAGCGCGGAACATTGCGACCGGACGTTGTTGCTCCGGCGGCAACGGTTGCGTTCTTAATTGCTGCCGATTGGCAACGCGGCGCGACCGTCTAATGCAGCTTATCATTGCCTTGGCACTTCTAATGCTATGGGTTTTGGTAAGCGCCGCAGGAAAGGAATAGGGGACCGGAAACGGTCCCCGTTCTTTTTTGTCAAAATAGGTCAGCATGGCTTACCTTACTATCCTAGCTCGCTGGATCCGGTCCCGATGGTTGCAATTTGAGACAAAGTTATGTCAAACACTACATTAGAGCGGCTTAGAAGCGAGCACCACAAGGCGGCAAGACTATTTGCCGATGGTTGTTCCGTTTTTGAAGTTTCCGCTAAGACTGGCAGAACAGAAAAGAACATTGCCGAACTAGAGCTCGATCCGACGTTTGTTGGACTAGTTCAATTCTATAGGAGACAAAGAAATGAAGACCGAAGCAACTAAGATCGTTACTCCGTTTCAAAGCAAAGTTCGCCGGCCTATTGTTTGGAACTTTGTACGGAACGGGACCGCCAAAGTAACCGCGCCGCAAAGACCAGAAGACAGGAAAGAATTACCGCTCGCGGCCTAGTTCCGGCCTAATTTAGTGGTAATTCTTTCCGCCTCCCGTGCGCCAGACAAGGTGCATCAAAGTCGCGCTAGCAATAGTCGCGGCTATATTGGTTTGAAGTATGAGCGCGCGACTATAGCAATGCTCCGTAAAGTGTTGCCCAAAGTAATGAAATTAGAAAACAATCCGTGGTTTTATTATAACTCTGACTTTGGTTCCGGCGCTTGCTCTACAGACGCGATTATTTTTGACAATAAGTTGGGTTTTATTATAGTAGTTGAAATAAAGAACACTTACACCCCGTTGGCGATGCAGAAGTTGATTGATCTTTATTGCCCCGTTGTTCGGGCAGTATTTGACAAGCCAGTAAAGCCGCTCGTGTTAGTTAAGAATTTGGTTCCCGGTTCCCCGTTTCCTAAGCTTTCTCTAAGTGCTGCCCTGGATTCGGAAGTTCCGTTATTACAATGGATTGGAACGGGAACTATCCGGTTATGAGCGAAGCCAATAGTGGCGAATTAAATACTGAATTGCTGCAAACTTGGCTTTATTGGGCCGGAGCGAAACTTATTGCAATGCCAACCGGAAAGATAAAACCGGCGGAACCGCGCGCGCTTTGGCCGGATTATGCAATCGATGCTTGGCAAGTATTGGAATTCCGCGCCCAGCATAGGATTCGGGTGCCAGCGCCAAGTAAAGATGAAATTCCTATAATGGAAGAAATACTATTATTTCCGAATTATTGCTCGCTTGTGCTCCGGCGGCGAGTGTTGCATCTTCGGTTGCTAGTAAATCCGATTTCTGGGCGACCAATCAATTCTTGGGATAAGGTAGCCAAACGGATCAATACTTCAGTTGAGCGAAGCAAGCGCTTGCATTCGGCAGGATTGCAGGAAGTTTTATTTAAGTTGCCCGAATCTAAGTCGGAGGCGGTCGCGCGGTTCTTTGCGGGGATTTCAGTCTTCTAATTAGATCAAATTTGAATAGTTGGGGCTTGCAATTTGGCGCAAAAGCGCCTATTTTTGTTCCGTTGGATTGGAAACGGAACACTGCAATGAAAACCGACTCAAATGTGGCTTACGAATTGACGCAGCAACAGCGGGAGTTTGCCGCTAAGCTCGCGCGGATCGCCGAGCTTGCCGAACGGAACGGAGCGCCGGAATTTGGCGGTTCTTTCTTTCGCCGCAAGCTCGCGGAAATGATGAATAGGAAGGGGAACTAGACGCAATGACGTATCTGGAATTTGCCGCAGCGATCCGCGCGATTGATAACAACGTTGTGCGGCAGGACTCAGATTATCGCGCATTGCTTTCAACTATGGCAAAGCGCCAATTGAAGCGCGGCGAAACTTGGAGGCAAGTTGCTTTGTTTCGCCTTGGCGTTATGACGTTGCACGAAACAAACTAGGAAAGGAAAGTTGACAATGGCAAACCAAATCAAATTCCGCCGCGTAGGCGGTTTGTTCTTTTTTCGCCTTGGCCGGTTTGGCGGTAGTTTCTATCTGGCTTCCCGGTTCCCCAAAGTGACCAGCGTACGCGGGCGGTATCTGTTTTCGGCTGACGCGCGGCGCTCCGGTTGCTAACTACAAAAACCAATAAATCCCAAAGTCCCAACAAACAGGAAAGAAAGCAATGACAACCACGGTTCGCCAATTGGCGGAACAATTAGAGCTTGTTCCGGTTATTGAACGGGCAATGAGTTATGAGTCGGGAAAGTTCCCGACCCTTTGGCTTGTTCCCGTTGAATATGATTTCCGTTTGAAGACAACCGCAGGGAATGCTAACCGGTCGCGGATTAAGCTTCATCCCGGTTTGTTGCAAGCGGAACCGCGCGAGCACATCGGGACTTTCTTGCATGAGCTTGCACACGTTATGGATTGCTGCGTGCGCGGGCATAGCGGGCATGACTACCCTTGGCAAGAAATGATGATACGGCTAGGCGAGAAGCCTATTCGGACGCATAACATAAGCGCGTGTCGCAAGCGCGTTGAAAAGGGGCAAGTGCTAGACCTAGATCTATAAGCGCCGCTCCCGGTCCCGATTAGAGATTAGCGGCCTTTGGGCCGCTTTTCTTTTGCCCGAATTTCCGGTCGCGCGCGGCGGCGCTCTGATAGCCGGTTTGCCTAGCCTAGATATCCTAACAGCGAGCGGTTGCTTCCCGGTTCAGCGGCCTCCGTAGCGGTTCTTTAGCGGTTGCCGCATGGGTGGCGGTTGGCGCGGAATCCGAAGGTCGGGGACCGGTCCCGGTTGCTTTCCGCTTGCCTTCCCCGCTCCGATCTCCATAGTTCATTATTAGAATAGGGCGGCGCTGTTGCGTTTCCTATTCCTGTTTGCGTTGGGATGAAACTTAAGGTCGGTTGTAGGAGGCTCTTTGTAGCTTTCTCCCGACCTTTCTTTTTGGGGATTGTTTGTGGTTGCTGCGTTAAAGGCAATGCAGAGCGCGGTCCCGTTGGTAGATATACGGAGCGCACAACCGCCTATCAAAGAGGCCGCAGCGATCTACGATAGCCCGGAATGGCGGCGCTTGGTTGCCGCGTTGATACGGGAACGCGGTCGCATATGCGAAGACCCGGATCACAACTACAACCGGACGCATCGCTTAAAGAACGCGCTGCCCGCTCCCGATAGCCTAGGGCGCATCTATGGCGACCACATAGTTGAGCTTGCCGATGGCGGCGCTCCGTTTGTTGCTACAAACGTGTTGCTGCGTTGTGCTGTTTGCCACGGTCGCAAGACTGCAAAGAGCGGCATTGATCGGCGAACTACAAAGTACAAACCGGCCTCCTCCATATTGGAGTTGACCATCCGTTGAACTACAAGTCCATTCAACTTGGCGCGGTTCATTGCTCCAATGTTGGACTTGTTAGTTGGGCGCGCGGTTTGTTGGGGCGGTTTGTAGTTGACCGTCGGGATGTTGGACTTCCGGGGGGGAGGTTTGTAGTTGTACCATGTGGGGCCATCTCGCCGCCGGGGTGCTCATGCTAGAACTTTCCGTCCACCATTGTCTAATCAGTAACAAGTGAAATAATGTAATGGCAAAGTCAAACGCGGAGATTCAACGGGACTATATGGCGCGGCTCAAAGCCCGCGCGGCGATGCCGCTTAACTTGGGTGCCGATTTGGAAGATGGCATTCCAGTTAAGCAAGAACAATTGACGCCGCTGGAATATATGCTTCGGGTTATGAACGATCCGAATGCAGAGAGAGATCGGCGCGATAAGATGGCCATAGCGGCTGCGCAATATATGCATGTTAAGGCCGATGTGAAAGAAGCGGCTAAAACAAAGAAAGAAGAGCAAGCTCAAGCTGCCGATGAAGCATCGAGCAATGGTATGTTTATACCGACTCAACCCCCCAAGACTCCTACGGAAGTACACGTTAACTGATGGCTGTACCCGTCTGGACCACCGCGTTACCAGATTGGGAAGAAAGACTGCTCTCGGGTTCTTCGCTTGTTCCATGTCCGCCCCTGTTTCCCGACTACGCGGCCCGCGCTTTAAGTGTATTTAAAGAGCTTAAGATTGTTGATGCTCCGGGGCAGCCGAAGATGGGCGATGTGGCCCGGCCTTGGGTCTTTGACTTTGTTTCTGCAATTTTCGGTTCTTACGATAGTGAGACAGGCCGACAGGCGATCCGGGAATTCCTATTACTTGTAAGCAAGAAGAACGCTAAGAGTACGATTGCTGCGGGCATTATGCTCACGGCGATCATTCTTAATTGGCGACATTCTGCCGAGCTTTTTATTTTATCCCCAACCAAAGAGATTGCTAACAATTCTTTTATTCCTGCTCGCGATATGATTGCGGCAGATGATGTTTTGCGGGATTTGTTCCATGTGCAGGAGCACCTGCGGGTTATTACCCACCGGAAGACTAAAGCAACTCTGAAGGTAATTGCTGCCGACAACGAGACGGTTGGCGGGAAGAAGGGTAGTTTTGTGCTTGTTGATGAAATGTGGCTCTTCGGGAAACAGATTAAAGCCGAAAGTATGCTTCGGGAAGCTCTTGGTGGGCGAGCATCAAGGCCGGAAGGGTTTACAGTTTATTTAAGTACCCATTCAGATGAACAACCGGTGGGGGTTTGGAAGCAAACCTTGAATGACTATCGGGATATTCGGGACGGAAAGTTGGTTGATCCCAAGAGGATGGGAATTTTGTATGAATTCCCGCAACGGATGATTGATTCCGGGGAATACAAAGATCGGAAGAATTTCTACATTACAAACCCAAACCTGGGTGCGAGTGTTGATCCCGAATTTTTGGACGAAGAATACACGAAGGCCGAACGGAACGGGGCTGTGAGTTTCGCTGGATTTGCAGCAAAGCATCTTAATGTTGAAATTGGACTCGGGCTTCGGAGTGATGGCTGGATCGGGGCCGAGTATTGGAATGCGGCGGCTGAACCGGACGTTGATTTGAATTTTATTCTAACAAACAGCGAAGTGGTTGTTGCTGGGGTTGATGGCGGCGGATTGGATGATATGTTGGGGTTGGCGGTTCTTGGCAGGGAAGCTGGGAATGGCCGTTGGATGCTTTGGACGCACGCATGGGTTCATAAGATTGCACTTGAACGCCGGAAGGGGGAAGTGAGTAAGTGGAAAGATTTGGAGACAGCCGGTGATTTGACGGTTGTAGAAAATCTTGGCGAAGACATTGAACAGATTATTGAGATTGTTAAGCGGATAGAAGTTGCCAATTTGTTTCCTGAGAAGAATGCAATCGGTTTGGATCAAGTGGGAATTGGACAACTACCGAACCAACTTGCGTTGGATGGATTTGAGCATCCACGGGTTGTTGCAATTACCCAAGGGTGGAAGTTGAGCGGAGCTATTAAGACTGCGGAGCGAGAACTGGCATCGATGAACCTGGTTCATGGCGGCCAACCGTTGATGGATTATGCGGTGAGCAATGCCAAGGTAGAGCCAAAGGGAAATGCAGTCTTAGTTACCAAGCAGGTTTCGGGTGCCGCGAAGATTGATCCGTTGATGGCGATGTTTAATTGTATTGCATTGATGAATATGAACCCGACGAGTGCAAAGAAAGAATATCAAGCTTTCTTTCTTAATGTGGCCTAGCGGCGCGCGGCGTTGAAAACCCGTGATCCAGTTCCGCCTGTAGAGATTCCAATATTTCCAGGGGACGGAAGTATGCCAGTTCCAAAGCCGCATAAGAATGAAAATCAAAGCGACTTTATTGATCGGTGCATGTCCGATCCAAACATGCAAGAGTATGACCAAGATCAACGCCTGGGTGTTTGCTTTACCCAGTGGCGCGATAGAAATAAGGATGGTACAATGGCGTATGATGGTCCCTGCCCAACTCCCAATGCCGGCGAAACTCAAAGCGATTTTATGGACCGTTGTATGGCTGATCCTGCGATGGATGCAGCATCATCGGCGGAAAAGCTATCGGCTTGCACAATTTCTTGGAACGATAACCAGAAAGCCGCGCCGGAACCAAAGACCCGCGCCTATAGTATTATTGAAGTTAAGAGCATCAATGAAGAAGAACGGGTAATTGAAGGGATTGCAACAACGCCGGCGACCGATCGGTACGATGATATTGTTGAACCGATGGGCGCTGCGTTTAGTTTGCCGATGCCATTGCTTTGGCAACACAATCCCGAACAACCGGTTGGATTGGTTGATGTTGCAAACGCGACCAGTAAGGGAATTTCGTTTCGGGCAACACTGCCAAGGATTACGGAGCCGGGAATTCTAAAGGACCGAATTGACGAAGCTTGGCAAACCGTCAAGGCTGGTTTGGTTCGGGGCGTTTCGATTGGGTTTAAGCCGATTAGTTATGAAGTAATTAAGGATGCTGAAGGTAAATCGACCTTTGGGCTTCGGTATACTGCTTGGGATTGGTTGGAATTAAGTTTGGTCACAATTCCTGCGAACACCGAAGCAACAATTTCTGCTATTCGTTCCTTTGACAACCAGAACACCCGCGTTAGGAATAGTATGGTTGTCGCGCTGAAGCCCGGCGGTGCGGGCAATCGGAGCAATCCCGCTCCAACTTCTACTGTCAAACCCGCATTGAAGGGAAACACCACTATGCCCAAGCCGTTGAATGAACAGATTGCTGACTTCATTGCTGTTCGAGGAGAGAAAGCTTCTCGGATGCAGGTGGTCATGGACGAGGCCGCCGAGAAAGGCGAAACTCTCGACGCCGCAAAGCAGGAAGAGTTTGACGGGCTTCAGAAAGAAATCGAGACAATCGACCAACATCTGACTCGGCTTCGGATGATGGAAAAGTTGGCTCAAAGCTCCGCGAAGCCCGCTGCCGGAAGCACTATTGACGATGGAAGCAATTCGCGCAGTGGTACGGTTCCGGCAACACCGATTCATTCGCGCAGGAACACTCTTCCGGGAATTGAGTTTACCCGGTATGCCATGTGTCTGATGAGTGCGCGCGGTAATGCCGATGCGGCTCTTAAGATCGCAGAAGCACGGTATCCCGATGAACAGCGAGTGCATCATGTTCTTCGGGCGGCTGTTGCAGCCGGAACCACTACCGATCCGAATTGGGCCGGCGCGTTGGTACAATACACCAACTTCGCGGGCGACTTTATCGACTTCCTGCGACCGGCAACGATCATCGGGAAGTTCGGTACGAATGGAATTCCCTCGCTTCGGGCCATTCCGTTCAATGTTCGGATCAAGAAGCAAACGACCGGTGGTGAAGCCTACTGGGTTGGAGAAGGCCAGCCCAAGCCGCTGACGTTCTTCGACTTCGATACCATTCTGCTTCGTTGGGCGAAGATTGCAAACATTGCAGTCCTTACCGCGGAGCAGGTTCGGTTCTCGACGCCGAGTGCAGAACAAGCGGTGCGGAGCGCGCTCGCCGACGCGATTGTTGCGCGGGAAGATATCACTTTTATCGACCCGAGTGTTACGGCGATTGCCGATACGCGACCGGCGGCCATTACCAATGGTGCAACGGCGCACGCCAGTTCGGGCACTGATGCAAATGCGGCTCGGGTTGATGCGGGTGTTTTGATGACCGCGTTGGCTACAAACTTCTTGCCGTATTCCCAAGCGGTCTGGATCATGAATTCCACGACTGCTATTTCGCTGTTCTTGATGCGGAATGCTTTGGGTCAGCCCGAGTTTCCGGGGTTGTTGGCCGACGGTGGCACTTTCATGGGCCGCCCGGTTATTGTCTCGGATCATATTTCTCTTACCGGTTCGCCCGGAACGAGCATTATGGTTCTGATGATTCCGCAAGAAGTCTATCTGTCGGATGACGGGCAGGTTGTTGTGGATGCCAGCACCGAAGCAAGCTTGCAGATGGACAGCGCCCCGACAATGGCAAGCACGAGCGGAAGCCCCGCCACTCCGACTGCAACCCAAGTGGTGAGCATGTTCCAAACCAATAGCATTGCTATTCGGGCGGAAAGGTTCATCAACTGGGCGCGCCGCCGGGATGCAGCGGTACAATACTTGACCGGCGTTCATTACGTCGCGTAAGAGCGCCGAACGTTGTTAAATCTCGCCATTGCAGATCGTCGTTGGAATGGATGCCGTGTTGTTGTTGCGGCGTCTGGACCAAGCCTGAGTGCTCAGGTAGCGGCGGTTTGCGATGGCGAGATTGTTTTAGCAGTTAATGATGCGTATAAGTTATTTCCCAACGCAGCGGTTTTGTATGCTTGCGATGCTGTTTGGTGGGAAGTTAATAACTTTGTTCCAGAATTCTCCGGCGAACGGTGGACAAGTCATTCAACATCGCCGAGGAACGATAAGACTGGGCTGAAGAATCGGGAACTTTTTCATATTATTGGTGGAAGAACCCAATCGGGGTTTTCGACTGATCCAGGTTTTGTTAGTTATGGAAATAACTCTGGGTTCCAAGCGGTAAATTTGGCGATTTTGTTCGGGGCGACAGAGATTGTTTTAATTGGGTTTGATATGCGGGTTGTTGGGGAAAAGTCGCATTTCTTCGGGAACCACAAAGTTCCGCTTCGCGCGGCGAACTCGTATTTGACTTGGATTAATGAATTTGCGAATGCCGGCAAAATGCTGGATAAAAGAATACAAATAACAAACGCAACTCCCAATAGCGCCTTGAAGTGTTTTCCGATGATACCGCTAGAAGAAGCCCTGCGGAGCGGTGGGGGTTTTGTGCACGTTGAGGCCGCGGAATGATAATTGTCAACGATCAACGTTTGATAAAACGATTTCAAGAACTAGAAGAAACTGATCGTCTTTTTGCAATTTGTTTTATTTGTATTGTTTTAATTCTATTTATTTTGGCATTGGTTTATGATTAAAATATTTGTCGGTTGTGCGGGGAATAACGAAGACCTTGAGTCGCAGGCTGTGTTGCATTGGAGTTTACAGAAGAATGCTTCTGAGCCATTTGTGATTTCGTTTATGCAGCTCTCGAAAGAACCTGATTCGCCATTCTATAGCGATGGGAAGGCCGGATGGCAGATTTCTGAATGGACAACTCCGTTTTCTGGATTTCGGTGGGCTGTTCCGGAGCTTTGTGGATTTGAAGGATCGGCTATTTATATGGATAGCGATGTTATTGTTCGTGGGGACATCGCGCGGCTTTGGAACAGGGAGTTTGAGCCGGGGAAGATTGTAATTGCTAAAGGAAGTCCGCACCCGCAACGACTGTGTGTTTCTAAGTGGAACTGTGCAGCCGCCAAGAATTGGCTTCCAAGATTAAGTAATATTAGATCTGATCTAAATTGTCATCGGTATTTGATGCGCCGGATTGCAACCGATGTAAAGTTGGTTCAGCCGTTCGGGGAATTGGGCAATTGGAACGCATTGGATATCGAGCCGCTGGATTTGGAAGATGAGAGCATTCAGGCAATTCATTATACTGGAATTCCAACCCATCTTGGATTGAAGTATGCAATCCCAAGGTTGGCAGCACAGGGTAAGAGGCATTGGTTTACTGGTATTCCCCGAAGCAACCCAAATGCCAAGCTTCAGGTTTTGTTTGATGAGTTGCTTGTGGAAGCGATTGAAGCCGGCTTTCAACCGGAAGATTATATTCGGCCAGAGTTTGGCAAATATACGCTTAATAGATATCCGACATGAGGCATAGGGACCGGATGATTCTCTCTTGCCACCAAATAACTTTGTTGGAAGATAGCTTTGGGTTTTGGTGACGAAATCATTGCAACGGGTTTGGCCCGAGGGGCGATGAAACGGGGCAAACTTATTGCGTTTGGAAATGGTGATAGAATAATTTGGTCCGACCAATCGAGAATTGTGTTTAAAGATAATCCAAACATTGCGGTGCCGGGGAATGAGAAGCTGGATAATTTGGAGTGGATTTCTCATTATCGTGGGAATCGGATGTATGGAAAAGCAGAAAAAGGAAAGTGGAAATTTAAGGATTGGAAGTGTCCACAAGGGGAAATCTTCTTTAGTGAGACTGAAAAGCGTTTTGGCCTTGAGTGTCAAAGTGATGGTTGGCCGTTTGTCGTTATTGAGCCGAGAGTAAAGTTGTCTGGGGCTTGTGCTGGTGCGAATAAACAATGGCCGGTAGATCGATATACGGAAGTGGCTCAAAGTTTAATTGCGCGCCGAATTCGAGTTGTCCAATTGGTGCCGCCGAATTCTAAGAAAATACTTCCACTGATTGAAGGGGTTGAGACATCGGACTTTCGCCTCGCGCTGGCAGTGCTTGCTCGGGCGGTGCTTTATATTGGTCCGGAAGGTGGCCTTCATCATGGAGCGGCTGCGGTTGGAACCAATGCAGTGGTAATATTTGGGGGTTTCAACAGTCCAAGATCAACCGGATATGAAATGCATGAAAACATTTCGGTTGGCGAACCGTGTGGAAGTATAGGGAGATGTTTGCATTGCAAAGAAGCAATGGAATCAATCTCGGTTGAGCGGGTTTTGAGTGCAGCGGTGAATAGAATTCGCTATCCAGTTGAAACAGGAGTTTTTGCATGACGGCACATTTGATTCTTGTGTTGTTGGCAATGGTATTTGCGGGGCTTGCTGCAATTAATGTTTCTTCGCCGCCCTGGTTTAAGGTTCATTGGGGTTGGTTGGGAATTACTATTTGGATTTTATCAACTTTGGTGTAAGAATGACAATTCAGAATTACAAAGGCATTTGGCTCCCGGATCGGGAAGAGTATCTTAAGCAAGATATTGATGTCTCGCCGATGTTTGCGGGAAAGCCAACCATTCAGTTTAAGAAATTTGCTCGGGCGTTTCCGGAGATTAAGAATTGGCGTCATGCTATTGATATTGGAGCAAATTTGGGAATTTGGACTAGAGTAATGGCGCGGTGCTTTGAGCAGGTTAGTTGTTTTGAGCCGAACCCTGAGTGCCATGAAGCATTTTTGAAAAATACGGATGGCGGCGATTGTAAGATTGATTTATATACCTCTGCGCTTGGTGAAGAAAGACGTGATGTTTGTTTGAATACAAGATTACGTAGCACAGGGTTTACTAGAATTGACGAGAGTGGTGATTATTATGTTACGCAAGAAACATTGGATAGTTATGGATTCGAGCAGGTCGATTTCATTAAGATTGATGTTGAGGGTTGGGAACATAATGTAATCAAGGGTGCGATTAAGACAATTAACAAATATAAACCGACGATTATTATCGAACAGAAGCCAAATAATGCAGAACTGCATGGGTTGAAGCAGTTTGGAGCAAGGAACCTATTGCAGAAGATGGGAATGCGGGTTGCTGCGGAAATGGCCGGCGATTTTATAATGGTTTGGTGAAGTGTATTATTTATGTATTACACCAGATCGGACTATTAAGACAAGTATGATAATGGAAGCCTTGAATGCGGGTTTTAAGAATGAAGTGAGAAAGGTGGTTGTTGGTGTTCCACCGGAAGATGAGCATCCGTTTGTTGTTTGGGGCCAAGAGTGGACAGCCCTTGAAGCAATTCCAAACGCAATCAAACAGAATAGACCATTTTGGCATATTGATAACGGATTTTGGAACCCGGCTCGGGGAACAAGTCGGGGTTATTATCGGATGACTTATAGGTCAATGACTCCGATTTATTTGTCAGAGGGAATGAACCTCAAGGCTCCAACTGCCAGTCTTATTCCTTGGCGAAAAATCGGTGGTCATGTTCTGTTGGCAATGCCTGGGGTTCATTTTGGAATGGCATTGGGAATTGACGTGGCGGGTTGGTGTGCGAAGATTATTCCGGAAATGATATTTGCGTGCAGTAGAATTGATCGTCCGCTTCGAATTCGGGAACGGGATGCGCAACGGCCCCTTCGGAATGATTTGCTTGGAGCGTGGGCTGTTGTTACGCATTCGAGTAACGTTGCTGTGGATGCAGTTATTTCTGGAATTCCAGTGTTTGTGCAAAGAACCTGCGCGGCGGCCCCAGTTGGAAGATTGGATTTAGACTTGGAAAATCCGATTACTCCGGGGCGCAATCGTTGGATTAGATCGCTTGCAAGCCAACACTTTACGTTGGATGAAATGAAAAGCGGGACGGCGCAGTTCTGGATGAAGACGATTGAAGAAATCGTGGACAACACCAAAGCAGGAGAAGTTAGCTATGGCTGACAAGGTTAAGGTGACGTTGCTGAAGAAGCTGTATAGGGATAATGCTGGGGATGTTATCGAGGTTCGATCGCACGAAGCCCGAGCGCTTATTGCTCTTGGAACGGCAGAGAATTACGTTGAAAAGCCGGTCCGGACAACCACAACTCGGGTTATGCAACCGCTAAAAGAATCTGAGCCGGCTGCGGATACCCAGGATACTACGGTTGCTGGGACTATTGGTGAAAATCAATTTGGCCGGTATACTCGCCGCGATATGCAACCGGAAGAGTAAATAAGCCTGTGGCAAATCTTCTAGCTCGCGTTCGGAATGCATTGGTTCCGGTTACTAAAGCTCCTGTCGCGCCAATGGTCGCAAGTAATATTGTTGGCTATGGCGCGGGTAGTGGTGGCTGGTGGCCGTTGATCCGAGAACCTTTTGCTGGGGCTTGGCAACGGAACTTGGAAGTTCGCGCCGATCATGTCGTTATGAATGTAACGGTTTTTCGGTGCATAAGTTTGATTTGCTCCGATATTGCCAAGATGCGAATGAAGCTGATGACGCAAACTTCGGATGCTAATATTTGGGAAGAAGCATCGAACCCCGCTTGGTCGCCAGTTTTATCAAAACCAAACCATTTTCAAAATAGAATTCAGTTCTTCGAGAATTGGTTGAATAGTAAACTGAACGCGGGGAATACGTATATTCTAAAAGAACGTGACAATCGCAATGTTGTTGTTGGTTTGTATATTCTCGATCCCCGCCGGGTTCGCCCGCTCGTTGCGGATAGTGGGGATGTTTTCTATGAACTTCATACCGATAACTTGGCGGGGATTTTAGAAAACGTAAATGTGCCGGCGAGCGAAATCATCCACGATCGTTGGAATTGTTTCTTTCATCCTCTTTGTGGCTTGGGTCCGATTGTTGCAAATGGATTGGTTGCAACCCAAGGGCTTCGAATCCAGGAGCATTCGGCACAATTCTTTAGAAACGGGGCAAATCCTGGGGGGATTTTGACGGCCCCTGGAAAAATCGACAACGATACCGCTGAACGGCTTAAGGCTGATTGGCAACAACGGTTCACGGGAAGTAACGTTGGATTTGTGGCGGTTCTGGGGGATGGGCTTACTTATAACCCGATGTCAGTTACGCCGATTGATGCACAATTGATAGATCAATTGAAATGGACTGCGGAAACAATTGCCGCTAGTTATGGGGTTCCAGCCTATAAAGCGGGGGTCGGCGCGCTTCCAACAAATACCAATATCGACGCGCTGGAAACTCAATACTACCAATCTTGTTTGCAAATCCACATTGAAGCAATTGAGTTGTGCCTCGATGAAGGATTGAATTTACCGAATGACTGGACTGTTGAGTTTGATTTGGATGGTTTGCTGCGTATGGACGCAGCAACGATGATGAAGTATCTTAGCGATGGGGTTAGTTCGGCGATTATTGAACCGAATGAAGCAAGAGGAAGAATTGGGCTTGCGCCGAAAACTGGCGGCGATGCCCTTTACTTGCAGCAACAGAATTATAGTCTTGCAGCCCTTGCAAAGCGGGATCAATCGGCTGATCCGTTTAGTAAAGGTTCGCCGCCAAACCCGGCCCCGAATTCGACTTCGGACCCAAATCCGGCCCCAAGTTCTGTTCCAAATCCAGATCAAACTACAAACAATTCCCTTGTAGGTGATCTTTCTAGAAGGTTGCTTCGCTTTGCCAACAACAATTGACGATCTGCTTCCTGAGGCGCTTGCAGAAGCGTTGGGAGGTATTATTAAGAATGAACGCCGCGAGTGGCAGCGAGAGCATGAGCTTGCATTAGCTCATCGCGACGCAATCATTGCGGATATAAAGAGAGAGAATACTGAACTTCGAGTTGAGCTTAGGGATATTGTGAACGGGTTTTTGGCTCGGGCAGAGATTATAATTGAGCATGTTAAAGACGGTGCGCCGGGACCGCAAGGAGAACAAGGCATTCCTGGTCCAGTTGGACCAATTGGAGAGCGGGGAGAACAAGGTATCCAAGGAATAGCCGGTGAAAAAGGAGATCAAGGCGAACAGGGAAATCCGGGAACGGTTGGAGAAAAAGGCGATAAGGGCGATCCAGGAGAACTTGGGCTGAAAGGCGAAGTGGGGGATCGCGGCGAACAAGGATTGCAAGGAGAACGCGGGGAACGCGGGGAAACCGGAGAAACCGGAGAACAAGGCATTCAAGGCGAACGTGGACTTATTGGTATGGCCGGTGTTAATGGATTACCTGGTAAAGAAGGATTGCAAGGGGAACAAGGAATTCAGGGTATTGCTGGGGAACCGGGGGAACCAGGTTTGAATGGCAAGGATGGAAATCCTGGGGAACCGGGTATTGCTGGTAAGAATGGAACTGATGGGGCGGACGTAGTTGGTGGATTTGTTGATAGAGAAGGTAATGGGATTCTAACGTTAACTAACGGTAAGACTATAACGCTTGGGGTGTTGGTCGGAAGGGATGGCGAACGTGGGCCGCCGGGGGAACCGCCAAATTCAGATACAATCGCTAAGTTGGTTGCAGACTGCGTTGACAGGGGATTGTTGGCGGCTGCGGTTCCACTTGTTGCACCAGATGATGTTGCTCCGGTTATTGGTAGGGGGATATCGTTGCTGGCAGAGTCGGCGGCTATTCCTGAATGGAAAAAGGAAACTGTTTTACCGCCGATTAATTTGATTGTTGATAACGGTGCAACGGTTCCGAGAACGAAGACAATTACTACAAGCCGGGACGGGGCGGGGAATCTGGTTGCAAATGTTGTTGAAAATTAAATGCCATCAGTGATCTATAATTCCATACTTGAAGACACCCTTGGCGGGAATGTTGATTTTACTAAAGATGCGTTTAAGGTGATGCTGGTGACTTCCAACTATGTACCGAATAAAGAAGCCCATAGTCGGCGATCGAATATTAGTTATGAAGTATCTGGTATTGGTTATAAGCCGGGCGGGTTGTTGGTTCCAGTGTCGGTTAAGAAGAATAATAATTTGGAGGTTTTATTTGGATTGGTTGCTTGGTCGTTGTCTACAATAACAGGTGCGGGCGCGGTTTATTATAGGTCGCATGATAGTTTGGCTATGTTGGACGAATTAGTTGCGTTTGTGGATTTTGGTCGCGATGTGGTTTCTATTAATGGGCAATTCCTACTCAACACTTCAACGTTACGTTTCCAGAATGGGAGCTAGGGAATGAGTAAGTCAAATTCTTGGGAAAATGCTCTTCTGTTACTTTTGTTTAATAATACGAATGCAGCTAATATCGGCGATGCGACGGGGTTGCGGGGAAGCACTGTTGCGGGAAGTTTGTATTTGTCATTGCATACTGCTGATCCTGGTGAAGCGGGAGATCAAACTACAAACGAAGCGGCCTATACGAGTTATGCACGAGTTCCGGTAGCCCGATCGGGATCTGGGTTTACGGTAAGTGGGAATAGTGTTAATTTGACCTCAGCGGTTAATTTTCCTGCTGGTACTGGTGGCTCTGGGACTGTTACTCATTTTGGAATTGGTACGGCATTGAGCGGTGCTGGTGTTTTGTTATATTCGGGAACCGTGACACCAAATATCGTAACTGGGAACGGGGTTACTCCCCAGTTGACAACTGCGGCCGGTTTGGTTACTGAGGATTAACTTATGGCCGATAAGTCCTTTAATCTCTGCCGGTTTACGACAGCAACGACGGGAACCGGCGCGATTGCTATTGGTGCAGCGGTTGTTGGGTTTTTTACGCCTGCTGGTGCCGGTGCAGTTAATGGGGATGTTGGAACTTATTCAATCCAGGACGGTGCAAACAGCGAGACGGGGCGCGGAACTTATAGTTCAACGGGACCAACACTAACTCGCACCACGGTATTTCTTTCAACGGCTGGTGTTGGTACGCCGATTAGCTTGTCCGGTAGCGCGCAGATTATCTTTACACCACTTGCAGAAAATACGACGTTATCCGGTGGGATGACGTTAAATCAAGTTCCAAAAGCAAGCGGCGCTGTTGGGCTAGTTGATAGTTTAATTACTGACGATGGCACGACGGTTACGATTGGTAGTGGTACTTCCAATAATCTTATAGTAAATGGGTCAATTTTCGCGAGTGGTGGTCTTATAGCCGCCGGTTCAGCATCTGCGCCAGGTGGTATAAGAATTCTTTCGGGCGATGGCGTTGCTAATCATTATGCACAAATCATTACAACTATACCTAATTCAAATAGACCCAGTTTTCAGTTGCCGAATGTAGCGGCAGGTTCGTTTAACTTAATCTCTTCTGGCGATACTGGGTCTGTTACTAATACGATGCTGGCTAATTCGTCAGTAACGGTAGCCGGCCACGCGATATCCCTGGGTGGTTCGTCAGCGTTGGCGGCGAGCGATCTGTCGAATGGTGTTAGTGGAACCGGTGCGATCCTTCTTGCATCTGTTATAGATACTGATGCTACACTTGCCGCAAATAGTGCAACGTTGGTTCCTGCCCAGAGCGCAATCAAATCTTATGTTGATAATTTTAGTACGGGTTTGAAGTGGAAACTGCCGGTCGTAGTTGCAACCACCGCGAATATAACATTATCTGGTGAAAAGACGATCGATGGGGTGTTGACTTCTGCTTCACGAGTTTTAGTTAAAAATCAAACCACCGGCTCACAGAATGGTATTTATGTCTCGGCGGCTGGTGCTTGGACTAGATCAACCGATGCCGACACTGCACCCGAGATTACTCAAGCAACTTTATTTGTTCAACAAGGCACGGTTAACGCTAACACTCAATGGACCTGCTCAACCGTTAGTATTACACTTGGAACTACCGCGTTGACTTTCGCGCAGATTTCGGGAGCGGGCACCTATTCGGCTGGTGCTGGTTTAACGTTGACGGGAAACCAATTCTCGCTAACTAATTCGTCGTTGACAATTGGCTCGACTACTGTTTCGTTGGGCGGGACCGCTGCTACTATAAACTCGTTGACGCTAAGCGGTACGACGATTGCGACCGGAGCTATTTCTCAAAGTTATGATGGATCGGTTAATCCAAATGCTGGCAACACTCAAGGTATTGCTTCGCTCAATTCCGTCTACAACGAGATAGCCGTTTATGGAAACTACCCGACCAGCAGCACAGACTTTACAGCCATAGGGCATCAAGATGGCGCTGGTTATTTATATAGCAATAGTAGTCAGCTTCGTTTGCAGGTCAATACCGGGAACTTTATAGCATTTGACATTGGATTTAGTACTGAGATCGGAAGGTTTGATGCTGCTGGCTTGCATGTGGCAGGAAGTCTTGATATTGCTGCAACAGATGGTGTTACAACTTCTGCATTAATACACGGCTCTAATAGAGCCATTCGTATGTGGACCACAGCGAGCGGTAGCGCTTATATTGAAGGTGTAGATAATACCGGAGCGTTAAGTTATCAACCTTTAATTATTGGCGGCAGCAGTCTCGACTTTCAAATCTCTAGCGCATCCAAATTTTCGATCAGCACTTCGGGCGATATACTTGTCAATAGCAATAACTCTGTTTTCTATTCGGCGACAACCCCCACGACCGCTGCGACTGCAAAGCAGGTCCAGATAGGTGAGGCAACAGACAATACGGCTTACCGGCTC